CTCCACGCAAAGAGAAAAAAGAAACCCCCTCTACGCTGGACGGGAATCCATTTTATTGCGTAGAAGGGGTTTCTCCCATCCATCACTATCACTAGCCCAGAAAGTGGGGGCTAGAGCCTTTTAGCCACATGCTCGGGTGGTTGTTGCTAATAGCCTACATGCTGGTTCTCTGGCATGTCAAGTGTTTCGTTCAGCCACTCCAATGCTTTCTGGCGACCCTTGACTCCCTTGCCAAAGGTTGCGTAGGTGTCAATGCCAGTTAGACGCTCCAGGGTTTTCATAGCTGGTTCGCGAGTCATTTGCATCTTGCTTCCACGGCTCATCGAGTTGATTTCCAACTCAAGGCTTATGACAATCAACTTTGCCTGAATGATGTTCATTTTCTGTCCCTCGTAGTCCTCCGCTATCTGCTTCCTGACTACCTTTGTAGTCTATCAGGGTTTCTCCTAAAAGTCAAGTTCATAGCCATTTCGGGTGTGTCAGATTCCACGACCAAGAAAAAATAAATACGCTCTTGAAACAAGCAAAAAATAACGCCCATCTTCCGATGAGCGTCATTCTTTGAAAGTTAGACTTGGCTTCTTAGAATCCGTGTGAACCAAGCATCAAAGTCTGCTTGGCAAACTTCGCACAAAGGGTGAACCTGTCCGACCTCTGCTTCAATCGATTCTTCGCATTGATAGCACTCTGTCTTTTCGAGTTTGATTACAGACATTACTCCTCCTCTTCGTCTTCAAAGTAATCCTCTTCGTCTTCATACTCATCCTCGTCTCCCTCTCCCTGAGCGATTAGAGTCTCGAAACCAGCATTTGGGTCTTCATGGTTAGTTGATACAGCATCTACAAACCGCAGTCCGCACGACTCTTCAAACCACTTTTTGACAGTTGCCAACATCTCGCTTGGCGACATCTCGTCGGATGTGATTAGTGGGTCATACTTATACTCACGCATGAGGGCTACCTGCTCGTCATCCATAAGAACATAAATCTTGTGGCAAGTGTCCCAAGCGATGGCTTTGGCATCTTCGATGCGACCCTCTACCAAATCAAAATCAATCATTTTGTCCCTCGCAGTCATGAACCCTACCTGAGTTCCTTTCGACTACACGAGTAGTCTATCCTACTTATCCTCTAATGTCAAATCAAATACAAGTCGCCGTGTGTCGCACGGTGTCTAGAGAAAAAATAAATACGCCTCGGCAACAAAGAAAAAGAAAGCCCCACCGAAGTGGGGTTTCCTGCGAAGTTTCTACAAACCTAGACGCTTCACAGCGTCAATAAAACGCTGAAGTTTCGCAATCTCTCGGCTGTAGATGTCCAGCATCTCTGGGTGGTCTGCGAATAAAACCATCTTGTTCTCACGAATATCCTTGATGTGGGCTTCCAGAGTCCACACAATCTCAAAGAAGTCCCCACGCTCTACGCCCTGAAGTGCTACGGCAACCTCGTAGTTGCCCTGCTCCTCAGAAGCATAGGCAAAACCCTCAACGAAGATACCTTGCTCTACCTGCTCGTAAACGCTACGAACCTTGACCTTGCTCATTTTGTCCCTCTGTAATCCTCCAGCGACCTGCTGTCCTGATTACATAAATAATCATACCAACTAATCAGATAAAAGTCAAATCCATTTCAGCTCGCCGTGTCGATCCTTCCTCGTCAGAGAAAAAATAAATACGCCCTCGCCCGACCAGCAAAAAGAAAAACCCCAACCCTTTCGGGCTGGGGCTTCTCCTGTCCTCGCTACTTGCGGAAGATGTTTACAATCACCGAGAAACGAGTTACCTTACGAGTTACTTCGTAGGCTTCTGGGAACTTCTCGGCAAGCATCTTCTCGTCTGTGCCTTTACGCTCTCGCCAGTCACGACGAGCGATGTCGATGTTGCGGTGAACCAAGATGTCCGAGTCACCGAACGCAGCGTCAATCTCCTCGGCAAGTGCCGACTTGATTTTCTCAAGGCGAGCAATCTCTGCCTTGACATTGGCGAACTCACCAATCTTCGCAACCATTTCCATAGTTGCCTTTACACGAATGTCGTTTGACATTTTGTCCCTCGTTGTAGCCCTCGATGTATCTCATCTCTTGACTACTAAAGTAGTCTATACCCTACATACGACATTTGTCAAATCCAGCTGACATTCGGGCGTGTCGGCACGGCATTCTGAGAAAAAATAAATACGCCAACTCACCCGCCAAACAAAAAAACCGCCACCCGAAGGTGACGGCTTTCGTTTGAAGTTTACTCTTGCTCCGTGTCCTGAGCCTTGCTGAAGGTGAACAACGCACCATACTCATCGTGGCTTGAACGCACGCAAGTCAAGTCCTTGCCATTCAACTCATAACGCAGGGTGAAGTCCCCATTCAAAGTTAGGCAGTCAATAGCCTCGCTTGCACGAATGTTTGTCCAGCCAGCAACCTTATTCCAATTCATGTTTCCGCTGAACACATAGACGATAGTATCCTCATCCCAACCATTAGCCTCTAGCCATGGCTTGAGAATCTCATACTTGAAGTTATCACGCTCGTCATCAAAGCAACCATAGCAGTAGTCGCTAGGCGATGAAGTGTCCGTGTCCTCGTCATAAATCTCGCAAGTGCAGTCTGAAGTAATCTCAAACTTTACAACTGTCTTTTCCATTTTGTCCCTCTATCTAGTGGCTGTCCTTATCCACTAATTCGATTATACGCTAACTTCCAACAAATAGCAACTCTATCGCTCATTCGAAGTTGCGGCCGGCCGGAGCTGGAAGAAAAAATAAATACCATCGAGGCAACAACGAACAAAGAAAAACCCCGAGCCTCTCTCAACTCAGGGTTTCGCTTTTTGCTTTTTACTTTTCTACTTTTCGCAAGTCTAATCCTAGTTTACGAATATCGCTACGAATACGGTGTAGCGCACGCACATCGCTAGGTGTGCTTGAGGTGAAAAAGAAATCACCATTCGGGGCAGTAAACCTGTAGTGGCAACTCTTTGTCTTATCAACTGTCCAGCCACAGGAAACGACTGCCTTGATAATCTTGTCTAACTCTTTCCTGTTTCCCATTTGTTGTCCTTTCATCTGGGTATCTTGATACTAGCACCAACCTCTGACATTTTACAAAGACACGCACAAAAGAAAAACGACGTAGGTGACAAACCTACGCCGTGTTTCCCCTGAGCGGGACAAGTGCTCAGTATTATGGGCAGGGAGTCACGCTCAACCTGCCCACAATCCTTGGTGAACTTGCTAAACTTTTACCTTAGCAAACTCTGTGTGAACTACGCCCTCTAAGGTGTATTCGCCTGTATCGGCATCCACGATTATTGTTGGATTGTCCATCCACAAATCCTCGCTGGCTGAATACTCCGAGGTTTCAATACCAAAAGACAACTCACCATCGTAGTTGCCTAGTTTCGCAAACTCATAAAAAATCTGCGCAGTCAAGTAACTAACATCGCCAATGCGACCAGTGCGACGCAAAACATTACGCACGGCAGTCACATTGTCTTCACCTGACCAGTGTCCATAGAAAGTAATCGGTGTTGGAAAGGCCTTTGCCTTTACAACAATCAAACTACGGTCTCCCATTTCATCTGTCCCTCTGTCAACTACTTCACTTCGCTGACATAAATAACTATACGCTATGCCATTCATAAAGTCAACTTCATACAAACCTAAACATTCATTCAAAGTCCAAATACGCATTTTCTAATCTCCAGAGAAAAAATAAATACGCCCTAAATCCAGACAAAGAAAAACCCCCGAATCGGAATCTCTGTTCCAGATTATTCGGGGGAAGTCTTACTTGGTGTCTTGTCCTTGGGGGCAAGGGCAGTTTCTCACCTTACACTCATAACTCACGACCAACACGCTCCACACTTCGGGATAGTAAATCCACGACCTAGCAACTTGTTCATTTCCCGTGTATCGTGGTCTTTCTGGTTCAACCACATCTCTGCTTCGCACGAACGACATTCGTAGCGATAGCGTGGCTCTCCATCTTTGAAGTAGTTTGGGATTACCTGACGTAACCCAATCTGCTCCAGTTCCTCGTTGGTTGCGTCTGGATACTCTCTTGCTAGACGGCTCATAGCCCACTCGCCTCACGCTCTGCCTTGATTGCGGATAGCACTTCGATAAGTTCATCAAGTGCCTCGTAGCGAATGTTGTATGAGTTGAAAATGCTGTTGTCAAAAGACGAACGCTCATAGACTGAAATGTCATAATCACTTGGTTCGATTTCAATGTAATCGGTATCTGGCATAACAATCTTGTAGGTAATCGCCTTGGTAACTTCGATAGTCATTCTGTGTCCTTTCTTTGACTACTCTCTTACTTTACACTCACCCTCTGACATTTTGCAAGTCCACTAGCCCCGTGTCGCCCTCACGCAGAAAAAATAAATACGCCAAAGCCAGAGAGCAAAAAAAGAAACCCCCCTGCTTTCCTAAGGCAAGGGGGTTTCGCTCCTTTTAGTTTTTGGTGAAGAAATCCTCTAAGGCTTCATCTACGCCACACGCTGAACAAATCTCTGTTTTGCTGTCACGACGAGAAATCGCTCCTGGGTATTCTCCTGCGTGTTCGTTACTTGGAATGAAGTTTGAACACTTCGGGCATTTCTTTGCTTCTGTCTTGAGTTCCATTTCTGTCCCTTTCTATGGATAAGACTATTGTAACCTATGACTACGATAAAGTCAAGTCGTCTGCGAACATAGCCTCAACTGTGTCTGGGATAGAGAGTTGAGCCATACGAAATCCTGCTTCGATTACGAGCAAGTGGGTTGGCACATTCAGCGAACGAGCAATCTGAACAACAATCTCTGACGAGGCTTCCTTGTGTCCGTGTTCAAGTTCACTTAGGTATCCGAGAGCAACATTAGCGTCAGACGCAACCTTGCGTAGAGTCTTTTGCTGGCTGTGTCGCATTTCACGCATAACCTCACCTAGAGCGTGGCGGTATAGCATTTATTCTCCCTCTACTGACATCTGATACAAGTGTATCGCTCGGTCTACGGCTTCGTCAAGTTCGTGCCAAATCTCGCCTTCAAGGTATTCCTGCTTGGTGTCGTCCCAAATCTCAAACCACGAGTTGTTACGCCAGCAAAAGACTTCCTCGCCCTTGTCTGTGTATTCAGCCAACTTCTCGTCGGTGTCAATACCAAGTTCCTCGAGGTCTGCTGTCGTGCGTAGGTAGTGTTCCTCGCCCTCTGGGTCGGTGTAGACAATCAACATCTCGCCAACACGCTCCACATAAAAACGCTCGTTGCCGTCCCACACGCTCATTGGGTCTTGGTCGCTGTGGTAGAACGCACTCTCTTGGCGCAAACTGTTGTCTGGCTTTGTAAACATCTCTGTCCCTTTCGTTGATGTTGATTTTATCTTACGCTAACTTCCAACGAAATACAAGTTCATTCGTGGAAAGTCTTATCTTCAAGAAAAAATAAATACACCAAAAAATCCGAGCAAAGAAAAACACCTAGACGGGGGAGGTCTAGGTGTCTTTTCATCTGGGAGTCCAAGGGGGAAAGGACTTCACCAGAAATCTATTCAGTTGTGAGAAAATCCTATCACGGGATTTGTATCCGTGTCAAGTTTTCTAATCGGCGAGTTCTGCGTCAATCTCGTCTAGAGTTCCTAGCGAGTAGTTGTCGCAGTAGTGGCACTCATACTTCTCGCCCGTTGGTTGTGGGTGGTTGTTCTTGGCAAACCAAGCCGCCCATTCACTTCGCTCATACTCGCCAACCGAGTCTACATAGTCGATGAAGTGCTCGTCTAGGTCTGTAGCATCTACCACAACCAAGCCGTCTGCTCCACCCCAGTTGCCGTCTTCGGCGAAATAGAAGTCCGTCATTTCTTGTCCAATCTGTCCTTGTGTTCTTACTCTACACTATGCGAGCCGTTTACGCAAGTTCCTCGGATAACGGATACAGACGCTCGCCAGTTTCGCCGTCCTTGACGAAAGCCGTGTCCTCATCCTCTAGGGTGATACCGTCAGCAATCGGGGTCGGTGCGTTTACAATCTCGGTGTCAATCTTACCCCACGCCTCCTCCGCACTCTTGGCAGTCACCGTATAGGTGCGAGTAACTACAACGGCAAACTCACGAACCTTGTTCGGGCAGTCGTCATAGTAGTCGTCCACATCATCTGAATACGAGCAGACGCAACTGTCCTCACGGTCACGGTTCACATAGTCAGCGTGGCAGTCAGGAATGTCCCATTCCTCCGTGAGAATGAGAGTGTGCTCCTCGCCCTCAGACGAAGTAAACTTAGCACCCCAGCCCTGCTCCTCCTCACACTCAAAGTCGAAACTCAACTCTGGGTGTTGGGCGACCATTGCTACGAACACAGGCTCTGGGATAGACCACGCAGTTTCAAACGAGTATGAGGTAGACGCATTGCCCTTGCCATCAGCGATAATCTCGCCACCATCTACACTGCTTGCGTCCCACTTAGTTCCCCACTCACGAACATTCCAGTCATACCAACCATTGCCAGTAAACTTCAGGTCGTGTGCCATCTTGTCCTCGGTAGACCAGCCCTCGTATCCCTCTGGCTTTTTTCCGTGTGCGTCAGCGAAGTAGGCTTCCTTGTCCTCTGGCTCAATGAAGTTCCAGAACATCAACTTGTCCTCGTTCACCTGCTCGTATTCCACATCAGCGTCATACTTCCACTCCTTAGTTACAGGGTCATTGTAGCCCTTGCCTTTGTGCTTGGAAGTGTATGGCTTCTTTGCCTTCTCAACAAACGCAGTGATGTCTGCCTCTGTTCCTGAAACTCCTACCCAGTTTGATACCCAGTTCGGCATCTAAATCACCAGTCCTTTTCTTTGTCCCTTGGTGTTAGTTCAAACATACCCTATTCGTTGGAAGTTGTCAAGTTCATTTGAAAATCAGTGTGTCGTCCAGAGAAAAAATAAATACGGCAGTGGTCAAAAAATACCCTCCCGGCACTAGCTAGTGGATAACTTCCAACAAACAAAGGGGAGGTTCATAGGTTCTAGGGATCGTGAGAAAGTGCGCTCCAGTGGCAACCGTTGAATAGCGAAACCCCCTAACAGGGGGACAGACCTGTCAGGGGGCTTCTTGTTCACCGTTGGGAGTTAGAGACGGGGACAGACCGTCAATCTCAACCGCTGGCGAACCTCTAACACCACGCCGTTAGCGTGGCAAGCCGTTAGGCAACCGAGGCTTTGGCTAGTGCTTCAACCGCACCACGCCCGACCTCCTCGGCAATCTGGTTTTCGTCCAAGCCGTCAAGGACTACGCCGTATCCGCCAAGCAAGGTCTTTCCCATTCCTCGCCCACAAGACTTTGGCGTAATCCAGATAATGCCCACGCCGTTTTCTTTACACAAGCGAACCGCCTCTTTCGTGCGCTCGGTTTCGTTGCTCGTGTAATGTCCGTCCGACACAATCACAAGCAAGCGAACGCCGTCACCGTAAGTCAAGCCGAGAGTGCCGTCCACTGCTTCAAACGCCTCGCCAAACTTTTCCGTGCCGTCAGGCGCAGACCAGACCGAAACCTGCTCCAACTTCTGACCGACCTTTAGGGTAGGGAACACGCCAGAGCCGTAGTAGACCATAGCGGTCTTGGCTTGGACACGGCGACCTGCTTCGGACATAACCCAAGCGGTAGTTGCCAGTGCCTCCATAGCGCCAGACATAGAGCCACTGATGTCCACCATAATCCCCATTCGGAGAGTAGGGTCGTCAGTGTGCTTGCGAACCTTGTGCGTCCACGCTGGGTTCTTGGTCACTACGCCCTTGGCTTCTAGCGCCTTGTTCTGAATGAGAGTGCGAGTGTTCAAGCGACCCTTTGGTTCTACGCTCTTACGCTCGTGAACAGAGCGCTCACGATACTTTGCCTTTTCCAACATCTGACCAATCTTGACAGCGCTTGCTCGTTCAGAGCCAGTAGGGTTGCGCTTGTTGATTAGGGTCGAACGAGAGCCACTTTCACCTGCGCCAGAGGCGTTGCTGAAAACCTTGGTAGCAGTTTTCTTGCTCTCGCTTTGGCGCTTTGCCTCGCTATTGCGAACCTTGGTTGCCTCTTGCCATTCCTCTGTTGTCTGCTGGTCAGCAAGGTCAGAGGCAGTAGAGGTTGAAGTGTTGCTTGCGTCCTCTGCCAAAGCGTCAAGCAAGTCTGCCAGAGCCTCTGACATTCCAGAGCCACCCTCGCCCTCGCCCTCGCCACCCTCGCCAGCCATAGCCATAGCCATTTCGCCAGCCTCACCCTCTGGGTCTGCCTCTTTCAAAAGGTCATTCCACTTTTGAGCAAGCGCCTCGCCACGAGCAACTTCGCTAGTTGCGAGTGACTGAAACTCAACCCAGATTGCTCGTAGTTTGTTGAACAGGTCTTGACCAATCACGCTCACAACCTGCTTGTAAGTTGCGTCCACATCTGACAACTTGACAACGCCAGCGTCTACACGAGCCAGAGCCAGTAGCGATACACGAGCGCAAGCACGAATGTCAGATAGGTTTTCGATTGCCTCGCTGGTCAAGTCCTCTAGCGAAAGTCCAATCGCACTTGCTCGTAGGAACAACTGATTGTTAGGCATAGCAACTACGCCCTTGCGCTCAATGCGACTTTCGTCTAGCAACTGAAAGGTCTGGTGAACCATAGGGTTCATAGCCTCTAGCGCCTTACCATTCCACTCTGAATACTTGGCGTGAAGTGCCTCGTGGTAGATAACGCCAATCGCCTCTGCGTGGTCAAACTGATTGACACGCTGGGTCAGGTCGCCAACCATAGCAGGAGTAGTGGCAGAGCCAAACGCCTTGTCCAAGTTGATTTCGACCTCGGAGGTCTTTACATAAAAAGCGGCGATTGCCTGTCCGTCTACTGCGTCCTTACCTGCGTATACAGCAAGGTCGTTTCGACCAGACCACGAGTTCACGAGGTGTCCAATCTCGGAACAAGTCTTTAGCCACTCACTAGGAGTTTCGCTCTTGCGTTGCGCAAGTCTTGAATAGTGACCCATTTTTTTTCTGTCCTTTCAATGGGGTTGTTTTTCTGTCCTAAAGAAACAATAGCATAGGTTGTTGGAGAGCGCAAGTTCATTTAGAAAAAAGTTTCTTGCGCCCTCCACCTATCTAGGTTCGGACAGGTGAACCTAAATCTTGGCTGGGCGGACTTCCTCACCAAAGACACGAGTGAACACATCTGCCACGATTGGGCGGTCAATCTCTGGGCTTGAAGCAAGCAAGTTTTGGACTGCCCACTTTGAACCAAAGACCTTGCTCAAGTCACGGAACGCTAGGAGTTCACGCATTTGAGGCGACCACGAAACTTCACCATTCATCTGCTTCTTGGCAAGGTTCTGGCTTGCGCTCACTGCTGTTACAGGAACACCCAACTTCTTGGCAAGACCCCAGTCAGTAGTCATTTCGACCTGAATGGTGAAGCGAGAAAGTAGAGCCTCTGAAAGACGAACCCCCGGTGCGTTTGGGTTGGTCGCACCAATCACGAAAAAGCCGTCCTTAGCCTTGACAGTTCCTCGCTCTGGGTTCTGGGTGATTGTGATTTCCTTGCGTCCGTCCATAAGACCATAGACTGCCGAAAGAATCTTTGGGTCAATCAGACCAATCTCGTCAATCAGGAGGACTTTGCCCTCCTCGGCAGACTTGACCAAAGCGCCGTCAATCCACTCAAAGCCACCTGACGGAGTTTGGACATAGCCACCAATGAAGTCGGCAAGTTCAGTGTCACCCGAACCAATGACGGTGTAAAGTTCCTCTGGGAACGCACCCTCTACACAGGCGGTCTTTCCAGTTCCAGGAGCGCCATAGAGCATTACATACTGACCAGCGCCTCGTGCTTTGCGCAAGACTTCAATGTCAGTGTGTTCACCCCAAGGGCGAGCGTAGTAGTCGTGTCCATTTGGACGAGCATACTTTTCAGCACCTGCTAGTGCCTCCACATTTACCACCTTGTTAGTCTTTGGCTTGGTTGCGCCAGTTCCCATTTTAGCACGGAGGTTTGCCTTAGCGCTTTCAGGTAGTAGGTCTTTCAGCGCTGGGATTACTGCGCTAGGGTCTTTCGACTGAATAGCAATACTGTAAATCAGTGACGATAGTTCTGGGTAGAGGGCATTTACCTCTGGGGTTTCAACTGCGAGAGTAGTCATTTTTCCTGTCCTTTTCTTTTGACTAAATCTAACTATACCAGTTTTTCAGGGAATGTCAAGGCGACACGAGCCTTGTTGATACGGCGTAGTGCCGAGGCTGGTGCTTTCCAATCAAGAATGTCAGTGAAGTCCACATCAGTAAGTTCAAAGACGATTGGCTTGTTACGGAGGTTGGTCAGACCATACATCATCTGACGCTTCAAGATACGCTCAACCTGCTCTGCGAAATCAGTGGCAGTAGAGGTGGGAGTAGTGAGAGCGACCTCCTCTGGGGTCTTGGCGTTTGGGCGAATGAATGAGGTGCGCCACTGCGCACGAGGCGACCAAGTGGCAACAGTGCGAGAGATAACGCCCATAGGCACATCATCACCCTTTTCAGTCTTACCCTCTGGGGTAATCAAAATCTGGGTGGTTTGAGTTCCAGCCTCGTTTGGAAGTTCTAGGTAGATACCCATTCCCATTAGGCGTGGGTTGTTTGAGGCTTCAACAGTCGCTACTGCGCCAGCAACCTCTGGGTCAAGAGTTCCAAAACTGCTTAGGGTTTCAGGGTTCATTTGTTTCTGTCCTTGTCTTTTGTCCTTGTTGGTTTTCCAACATCTCCAACATTACGCTAACTTCTAACGAATGTCAAATCTATTTATGAAGTTTTTTATAACGAAACTATAACAGGGTTTTTTAGAAGTGGAAGTCCACAGGGATTAGCCACTGCTTGTCTGGGTTGGTCTTGACACGCTCAATGAATGAGTTCAAGTTCGCTGACCAAGTAGTGAGGTCATAGATAGCAGTGTCGCAAGTCCAGTCGTCATTTAGAAGTTCTGCCAACTTCTTGGTTGAATACAGGTTCGTGTCCCAGCCAGACTTGTATGGGTCGTACTTGTATGAGGCTAGGTCAACAGCTTTTGCCTGATACGAACGAATGTCATTGAAGCGCTGGTCTAGGTAGGAAGTAATAGCACGCTCTGCCAGTGCTGGGTCTTCCGAGTAGCGTAGGAAGTTCGGAGCCTCATCTGCGTTGTATACGCCATTCTTGTCTGGGGTTCCGAACACAGTTCCTGTCCAACGATCTGCGAAGTTCTTGGCGTCAACATTCGAGAAGTTGGCATTGTGCCAGTCGCTCCAACTAGGGTTCTCCTCCAGTGCGCTGGCAACTTGCTCAAACGCCTCCTCGGCGTTATCTGCTTCAATGAGCATAATCTGGCAAACGTGCATTTTCTGTCCTTTCGTGTTTGCTCTTGGCTCCACTATACACCAATTCGTTAGAAGTTGCAAGGCGCTCGCGGTATCAAAGAAAAAATAAATACAACTTAGGACAAAGAAAAAAGCCAGCATTTCTGCTGGCTCTCTCTCTACAGGGTCACATTCAACTCTGTGATTGGTAGATAACACTTCGTGCATTTCTCTAACTCGACCCAAGTCTTAGTTGTGTAGTCGAAATGCTTACCTAAAACAAACTCGTGGTCTTTGTTGATTAGGTGCATAACACGCTCGTGACGACTACTACCGTGCCAACGAACAACTGCCCACATCATATCTGTCCAGTCAGAGGTGTCCAGCATTGTAAGTTCAGAGGCGTCACCAATATTACCGTTAGTGTCAATGTAAGTCTGCTTACGCTCAATCTTGGTGGCTGGTAGTGCTAGGTAGTCCACGCCTGAGAATCCTGCGTAATATCGCGACTTGCTCTTGAACTCTTTGTAAAGACGGTCAACCTTACGAACCGCTAGAGTTTGGGTGTTGTGCATACTGGCCACATTCACTACAATCTCGCCGTCGTCCTTGGTCAACACTTCAAGCACACACGCCGTCTTATTGTAGTCATTGTTGTCCGCAATGACCTCGTTCTTGCCGATTGCTTTCAGTAGTCCCTCTGGGACATCAACCTTGTAGTTGAAAAATTCATAGTTCTTCATACCTGCAACTATAGCAAGATAGTCCGCTAATGTCAAGCAGGCCGTGTCGTATCTAGAATTCTTCCAGGTCCTCATCGGTATCAAAGCTTAGAACTTCGTTGGAAGATGATGGATCCGTCACATCCTCGATGCATGTCGTGCACATCAGCCATCGATCTTCGTGATCAAGAACTACCGCAAACGGAAAGTATGCAGAGACAGCTACCCCTACGTTCTCAGAGCACGCCGTACATGCTAGCTCAGCATATAGGTCTTCAGTTTCTAGCAGGCCCGCGGTAACAGCTTTATCCATATCCGAGCCGTGTTCCATTACGTGTAGTTCAATTGATCTCATACGGGTTAGCATACCCGTGTTTTTAGATAGTGAGTTTAATACTCCCAAACACTATCCTGGCCAGTGTATCCGTCAGCCTCTAGTTCGTAGTCGAACTCCTTCTCCATCTCTGGAGTCAGGCCGTCCGTTAAAAGTTGGTACCCGAGCTGAAGGGCCTCACCAGCTGTTTCAGCTTCGATGACCAGGCTATGGGTTACCCGCTCATCAATCTTTACAACATACTGAGTCATGCGATTGCTCCCAGTCGATTCTGGAGGCGGGCCGAGTAATGGAAGAACCCGCGGTTGATTGGGTAGTCGGGGAAGTCATTTGGAGTAAGCACGCCGCCGATACGATTCTCGAGGCACCCAATGCACAGCATCACATCCGTGCCGCAGTGGTTATCGTTTGCAGCGTAGATGGTAGCGGACTTCCAAAGTTCATTGTCAACCATGTAGTACTCGTTGATGTCCATGGTATTAATGTTGCAGTCCCAGCAATTGAACGCGGTGTAGCAACTAGCGTCCTTGCATCCGTCTTGGCAGATGCAGTCTTCATGAATTGTCATGAGTTAACTGTACCAGGTGCACGCCTTAAATGCAAGCCGTGTTAGAAAGCTTTCTCGAACTCCTGGCCATCAGGGCCTTTAACCGTAATGATTCGTCGGAAGTTTGAACCGGTCGGTAGGTCCGCAGCACGCACGAACTTCGTATGAAAGATTCGTCCGAACTCTTCCTGGATGACTCGATGAGCTTCTTCCTTCGAAGGTGCAGCAAACGTAGCAATGGCAGGCCGCGTCGCATTCGACGGGTGCGTTAGTTCGAAGGTATAGATCTGCATCCGTTAATTCTAGCATGTCCTGGATTCGTCAGAAGTTAGTAGCTGCTGAGATCCGTCTTCTCACCAAAGTCTCCCCAACCGGCCATGGTTCCATCTGGGTGTACAGCTTTGACAAACGTTGGTATTACGTAACGGGTAGGTCCCGCAGCTACTGCATGCACGCCGTGTTCAAATTCTCTTGTTCCTGGGAAGATGACCAGGTCTCCTGCAGCAGGTTTGATGGTTAATTCGAAGTTAGGAAAGAAGAGCTCGCCGGCCATGTAGTCGTCATTCAAATAAAGAACCGCTGCATATTCGACGAGCTTATCTGAGTACTGGTCCCAGTGAGACTTTAGTTCCACGCCTTCGTACATTCTTTGGACCGTCGTGAAGCTTGTTACTTCCAGGCCCCCTACCGCGGAGAAGATCTCAGATGCACGCCGGTGAATCTCATCGGTTAATTGGAAGTTGTGAAGGGTGGCATTCTTATCCGCCCAGGAACTAGTTACCTCGAGCAGGCCCTCTTCAATCAAAGCTTCGATATCATCGCGGCCAAACTTTGCATAAGCATTCTTACGCATCTGCTCCAGGTACATGTAAGACCACGCCGCTTCATCAAAAGTTGACAGCTTCTGGAGAATCTCTTCGAGCTCGCCGGTTCGTGTGAAGTTGTGGATCCGGAAGATCCTGGGGTAGATCTCTTCGACGTCATACCCGTGTACGGCAATGTCTGCTAGTTCAAGTTGCTTATTCATCAATCTTAAATATACCAGATTCTGCAGCTAAGCGCTTCAGTGTGTTTACCTCGGGCAGGCCGCTTGCATCAGATCCAACTCTTCCGATGTTTCGTTGGTACCGTGCGAATGCATTCTGTGTAGCTGCGTCCCACTTCCCTGGTTCGCATCCGTTGATATCCGTCACTGTGCTTAGTGCTAGCTGCACAAGCTTGATGGATTTGTTCTTGGTACCTGGCCGCACTAACTTCGCACTAACCGTTTCTTGTATCCGGGCCGCTTCTTCCAGGTCCTGGAGTTCTAGCTTATCCGGGCCGCTGCGGCTGAGCTTCAAATAAAGCTTCGTTAGAAGTGAGCCGCGGGACTCGATCCGACAGAACACAACAACATCCGTTAGATGTCTAACTTTCTGATGCACGCCGTCTTTGTCCTGGTAAGAAGACTGGCCCGTCGTATTTCCTTCGATGGTAGTAAACATGCCGGTGTTCTTAAGATGACGGACGTCGGTAACAATGCCAGCGTGCGGTTGAGAGAAGGCGCTCGCCGTGGTTGATGCGAAGTTGAATATCGCGATATCCCCTGGCCGTGGTTTCTTAGAGACCTGGCCGTTACGTAGGAATTCGGCGAGCGCCGCCGGTGTATACATAAAGCTAGGTACCGTACGTAGACCGCTCTCCCTGAGGACTACGTCGATGAATGCTCCAGCCCATGGGGCTGTTGTATATCCGGTGCGCTCACCGAAACTTGTTTTACCTAAGATTTCGGACGTATAGCCTAAGTACTTGCGGGCCGTTAACAGAACGGCTGCAGTAAGGTCCTTCGTCTTCTTGGTCATGATCCGATCTTAGCACATAGTGCTCATCAGATGTTGTTAGCTGCGGCGGGCCGCACGCTTTGAACGAATGCGGGCCCAGACTCTCTCGTGAGCAAAGAATGTGATCGACTCCCAGATGAGCTCGGCTGATGCAATCATTGCTGCAAAGTCAAACCGATGGGTAATAACCAAAGCAATCAGGCCGGCCATCAAGAAATGAAGGACGTGCCAAGAGATGGTCTTTACCAGGCTGAGCTTAATTGAATCACTCATGTGATGTGGTTCCTTCCTGGAGATCCGTTTCGATCTCATCGAGTAATGCTACCAGGTTCTCTGCTTCTTGCGCAAGAGCTGTCAACCTTACGTGCTCGAGTCTGGTTGATGCATTGTTGATATCCGCTTTGAGGTTCTCGTAGAGAGACCGGGCCGCTTGGTTGATTTCATTAGTCATGAAGATTGTGCTCCTTGAGAATTAATCCTAGCTCAGGAAAAAGCTGTTGAGTCTTCTTACGCCAGGATTCCTCGAATGCTGATAGATCATTTGATCCTGGAGTAGGTCCGTTGAAAGTTGCATCCGGGAACATGTCCAGGTAGATCTTTCTCCAGGCCGCTTCGAATGAAGTTGTGTTTCCGTATTGGATCCACGGTTTGTAGCTTCCGATGAAGTGAAAGATCAACGGGAATGATCCTCTAAACGGGCCGCCAAGTTCAACAAACTCCCACCGGTAATTGAAAGATACTGGCAGCGGGGACCAAACATCAAATAAGAAACGGTTCATCAGATCTTGTTCGATGCAGGCCGTCTCTTCGTAAGAAGGATCCGTTAAGTAGCTCAGCATCTTCTCTTCTATCCGGGCCGCTCTCCAGTATTCAAGTGATGTGATGAACACACCGTTTCCAAAGTAGGCTCGGTCAGGATCATCAAACACTGTTAACGACGAGCCGTCACTTTCAACGGTGGCCAGAAACTTATTCACAAGTGGATACTCGAGTGCAGGCCGGATGTCCCTGGTGATCATGCAGTCCGGATCAATATACAAGACGTCATCATATTCGTGCAAAGTTGCGGCCATGAAGATCCGCTGCATTGCATTACTTGTGATATGTGGAATCTTGTCGAAGTTATACCGGCCGCTAGCTACTAACTGTTCGTAAGAAGTTGAGCTCCGGAACTGGATCCGTAACTTCTCACGACGGTCAACCTTCGATACGTACTCTTCTTCGCGGGCCGCTAAGTCAAGGGGGACTAGACAGATTAACTCAAGGCGCTCGCCGCCGTTATAGTTATCCGCTAAAGATCTAGCAAGAACCATCGAGTACTGAAAGTAGTTCCCGTCGAAAGATGTAACTATAGCACGGTTCATTATTCCTCGTTAGTTGTTGGTACCGGTGTAGGTTCTTCCGTTACCTCTTCAGCATCAATGACATCTTCGTTCGAAGTCATACCGGCCGCTTCGGCTAACCGTGCAGCATTTGCGAGTGCTCCTGCAGATAACCGTTCAAGGCGCTCAGCAATGATGGAAGCAGCAGGCCGTGCATCAATCGTAATGTTCGTATCGATCTCCACGCCGCCTCGAACACCAGCACGGTCAAGGATTTCAGTAGCCGCTTTAAGTTGAACTGGTTCGGACTCAGCGTACTCCATCAACTCTTCAAGCTTATCTACCGCGTAAGGCGCAGCTTGCATCAACTTGTTGCGGGCCCGTTCGATGTCATCGGATGTGTGTTTCTTGATGGACCGTAGATGTATCCGGCACAGGCCGTCGTCCTTAGGTCGGCCGCTAGACCAGAGTAGGCAGCGGATTCCGTCATCCTTGATCTGGCGGCAGCGGTGGGGTTGGCAAAGAGGTTGGCGCTTAGTGTTTGTGTAACCTTCTGCTTGTTCCTTGAGATAGAGGCGGGTACTGTGTATAACCCATGGCGGAACAAGGAAGTCGCTCTTCTCTTCAGCTAGTAGATCCAAGCCGGTTAGGTAGTCTGAGTTGTTTCGATCCGGTTCAACAAGAATCGGGCGCTTCTCTGCTAAAGAAAGAATTCTTCTTTCTTTAAGAGACTCCTTCGACTTCGCACGAATCAATCCAGTAGGCACGCCGTTATCCGAATAAACCGTGTCCCAGTTCAGATGAGCCTTACGAAGGATGCCGCGGTTAACAAACGTGTCCTCACAAATACCGCGGTCGACTTCGTCAATTCCGAGGGACGCTAGGTCGGGGCGGAGGTCGAGGGGTTCATCAATCCGGTACTCGGCTTGCTCTTCCTCTGCCGACTGGTCAAACATTGTCACCGTATAAGTCCTTAGTTCGTATGAAGTTCGTTGGAAGTTAATATAACTAACTAGTTAGGCTTACCTAACTTAAGCGACGGTGGATCACTTAACCGGGGAGAGGACTTGTAAATGATCCACCGTCCTATTAATTTTACGATAAGTCAAATCGTCTGATTTTTGATTCAAAGGGAATTGAAAAGTTTTTTTGAGCGTGGATAGGGTGAGGTAAGGCTTTTTACCGATTTATAAACAAGCAATCCTACTTGTACAATCCAGGCCGCTATGCTACAATCTGCTTTTCAAAGATAGCCATACCATGCTCAGCGAATCTACGCTTGCCATATTCTTTTGCCCATTCGTGCTGGGTAGCGATGCGTTGGTTAATGATTTCCTCGATGCCATCAAGTTCATCAAGTGAAACCAAATAACTTCGTTTGCTTCCCTCGGTGTAGTATTTTTGAATCAATCCGTCACATGCGTATCGGCGGATGCATCTATCCGTGACACCAAGATAGTATCCCGCTACCTTCGTGCTAACCAATCTTCCGCTCTTCATATCTCCAGCATAAAAGAAAACAGACCCGAACGCAAGTTCGAGTCTGTAGTCTTTAAGTTTTATAGGCTACCGTTAGGTTTAAGTTCAGCCCAATCGATATCCTTGCTATCAGACCAAGTCTTCAGTAGGGTCTGAGACCAAAGCTGGTAACCGTCATCTGTTACGACAACATTGTGTGGACCAAGTACAGTCCAATCGACTTCATCACCAACTCGCTCCATGACCTGCTTCACTAGTTCTTGTGGCGTGAAAGCAGTAACGATGTCGTAATTAACAATCTTGTCGGGGTGAATAAACGAGCTCATTACTTACCCTCTGCCTTCTTTGGAGTTGTCTTCTTAGCAGGAGTCTTCTTAGCAACAGGCTTTACTGGTTCATCAGCAACATCCTTTGCAATCGCTTCCTTCTTGGCAGTTGTCTTTGCAACAGGCTTCTTCTTAACAGGCTTTACCTGATGCCCATCTTGAACGATTCCCTTAGCCTGCATTGCTTCTGCATCTGCCTTAACCTGCTCCAACTTTGGAGTGCGAGGCTTACGTGCTGGCTTGGCAGGTGTCAAAGTTCCTTCATCAACCATGTGATCTACAACCTCACGTGGAATAGACACTGGAGTTCCATCTACAGTTGCCTTTACAATCTGCACCGAAACCTTCTTAGTAATTCCGGCTGAACGCTCTAGTGATTCAACCGAATCACAACCACACTCTTTGCCACAACCACACTTGTCGGCCAATGCCTTCGGACCATGCTCCCACGGCTTCGGCTTCGACTCTCCACGAGTCAACTTATAAAACAGGTCAGCAAGCTTTCCCATATCTTTTCTCTTCCTTATCTTTTTTCTAGCTAGCTAGCTATTGCTACTTATGCTACTTGTAACTTGCGGGGCGACTTCCGCCACGATATTCCGACATCGTCATTCCGTTTACAGGGCAACGAGCTTCCTCTGCGTCAGCAGAGGGAGTTCGTATCGGCACACGCAAAACAAAGTGTACTACATTCTTTACCAAAAGTCTAATTGATTTCATCTTCGCCACCCAACTTCTCCCAGTACGCTTTCAACTCCGAGACATTGTGAATCCCAACATCAGGATTCTCTTCCTCAGTCAAAATCTTCCAGACGTATTCAGTCAGTGTTTCAACAACTCCAACGTCTATAACATCATAGTCCGCCAGAATCATCAGATGCTCCTCGATCTTCCGAGCTGCTTCTTCCTTCGTCACTTCCACATCCTTCCTTCTCACAATGACAATACCACTTTTTCCCGAAATACTCAATAACAGGTTTGCAGTCCTTGTGAAATCCTGTAGAACACCATCCACAAAGTAGAAGCCCGGAGCCAGAACTTCCTCTAGCCATTAAATCTCAGCACTACACTTCATGCAAAGCAATAGCGTAGCAGGTCCACTCTCTTCAAGTCGAACACCGTCATACGAAATTGACACCGGAATAATATTTCCAACCTCGTCACAGCGATCACACTTTGGATCTTCCAACCATTCAACCTTCATGTCAGCCTTCAAGGAAGCAACAACTCCCTGACCCAAAGCATGAAGATGACCAACACCTTTGGTACTTCGCAAGAAGTATCGAAGGTCCTCCGCCTTCAAAATTGGTCTTGGCCCTGCGCACTTACAGAAACTAGCATTTGGCTTACAAGCATGAGTCTCTCCACGCATACCTGGACCAAAAGGCAAAGGACGGTGTCTACCAACCGGATGTCCACATGCACATACTCGATTATCCAAAACCTTCTTGTCTCTCTGCTTCAACTCTTCCAGCTCTGCAGCTGCATCATCCAAGTCAAAAGCAAAACCGTTAATTCCGTCAACCATTCTTTTTCTTCCTATCCATTTCTATTTCCATATCCACGAGTATAACTACAACGAAAACCGCAAACGCCACCCGCCTAACCCCCATTTGACACTTGACATTTGCATTTCCACAAAATCATATCTCCTTTTTATAGTATCATATAAAATCCATATCAATTCGATATCAAACCCCCTATTTTTATATTCAGGACTATCTATACGTCACGCGTATAGAGTTTGAATCCCCGGTCTTCCTAAACTATAATCCAGAATATAAATATATTAGATATAAATATAGTCGATATTATCAGTTTTTTCCCTCTCAAAAGACTTTTTTCTTGATAATAACCACCTCTACTTATTATCAAGATTTTCATAACGGCGTTTATCATTTTCTGATAATAACCCCAACTCGAACTATACCATACTCCCACCCTACCTTACCCCATTTTATCTACCTTTTACAAGCATTTCCCACCTCCTTTTTCTCTACTTATTAGCCAATATTTAATAAGGGCGTCCATTATTTTTTGCTAATAAGCCAACAACCCCGCACGAACTCCCGTCCCCACCTCCAAAAAGAGAAGAAAACACCCACCCTCAGCTAACCCTTAAACTATTCTTATGATGCAGCCAGAGCCATACAGCATCCCCAGCCCAGACAGTAGGGATGCACTCAAGAAAGCCCTCAATAGGCTAGAGCTCTGCCGCTTTGCCATCCAAGAAGCTCACTACGAGATCGAGAACCCCTCTAACCCAGAGCACAAGGCAGACCTACTATTAGCAGTAGAAGCCCTCACATTCGAAGCAATCGACCTTCTCCACACCGCAAAATTGTATGCGTGGGGGCCGGAAGAAGAAGACGAAGACTAGACAGTCTACCTAGCAGGGCAAGTCATTTTACCTAAAATCCGCTATTCTTATATATAGGGAGAGACCATCCAACCGACTACCGCCGGGGTCTCAGATTGTCTTCATATTCAAAGTCTTTTAAAAGAGCACTACAAAACATAAAAAAGCCGCTACTGATAACAGTAACGGCTCTCTTAGCGACCCTTCCTATAACTACGGCTCAGGTCGCACTTGCTAATCAGGCTAGAACTTTCGCTTACCTTGAGAAGAACTACGACGAGCTCTACCCCCAGCAACAGCTGCAGCTACTACTAGCGCCACAAGCTCTACAACAACAGTTAGGCCTACCCCTAACCACAGGGAACCCCAATCAAGACCTACTACAGAAACTACCATTTCACACCTCCAGTGCACTCAACGACTTACAGGCTACTCTAGCACAATTACAACAACAACTCAACCAACAACAGGCACAATTACAAGAAGCCCAATCCACCCTTACAGCAGCCCAATCCTCTAAGGCCACAACTTCCCAACAACTAGTAGCTGTCCAGTCTAAGGTTTCTTCCGCACAGGCAGCCCTAGAGTCCACCAAGGCACAACTACAGGCAGCCACATCCGCCGCCAACGTAGCCAAAGCAGCTCTAGAAACTGCTAATCAAAACTACCAAGTAGCCCTCCAACAATTAACCCAAGCGAACTCTACCCAGCAAACCAAAGCACAGAATAACTCCTACGCTATCTCTGCCCTAGAGCTTCAACAACAGCGTACCCAAAACGCACTCTCCACACTTAACCAAGCTATCCAAGAGAACCAACGAACCTTAGACCTTCTTAACTCTGCTGATGCAGCATTGACCGGTCAAACTATAACCACCTCTAATTCACACGTCAATCTTCTAACGAAGCAAATGCAAGACAGCGCAGCAGCATCTTCCTACACCCAAGCACAAGATAATTACGCTAACTCACAGCTAGAGCTCACCAACGCAACTTACAACCAACAGCAGGCGCAGCAGGATTACGACACCCTTCTTAACCTCTACCACCAAGCACAGGCTCTAACCCAGCAAGCTTTCAACGACTACAGCCAAGCACAGCAAACCCACCAATCTACGCAAGCAACCTTGCAGCAAAAACTTTCCGCCCTGCAACAAGCACAGCAAGAAGAACAGCAAGCACAAATCAATTATCTCCAAGCAGCAGCCGACGCAGACTCTACTTATTCAAACCTTGCAGCAGCACAAATCCAATACAACATTGCTTATACCAACCTCCAACAAGCACAGTCCGACTACAACACTGCCTATGCTGCATCCATCCCGCAAGGTACTGGAGTTACTGCCAGAGTTTATAACCAGCTGACTTCCAGCAACCCCCAGATGAGCGATACTGCGTATCACTACTGCAAGACCGTTACGCTTCCAAATATTCAAGCTAACTGGGGTGGCGGAGACATCCTCGGGTGTGGCGCAGATCAGGTAATGATTCACTACACCGGCTACCTGATGTTCCCACAAACCACCAGCATGTATTTCATGAACCAATCTGATGATGGTTTCTATATGTCACTCAACGGACAAACCACAATTTCAAACTGGAACCTTCAGGGTTGCTCAGGACGTACCTCTTCTCTATACACCCTTAATGCAGGACAGTTCTACCCAATCGATGTTTGGTTCTATGAGTGGGGTGGAGGCGCTTGCTCTACCCTTTATTACTACCAACCTGTAAATGCAGCCTACTGGCAGCCAATCCCATCTTCCTTCTACTTCTCTACCCAAACTCCACCAGCTGCCACACCAATCCCACAGTCTGTTATTGACGCTCTCACAGCAGCACAGGCACAGTTCACGCAAGCGCAGTCCCAGCTAAGCCAAGCAACACAGACTAATAACATCGCACAGGCAAATAAGCAGTCTGCCTTAGCTAACTACCAAGCTAAACAATCATCTTTCAACGAAGCTCTTAATAATTACAATGCAGCCGACGCAGCAAACAACCAAGCAATTCAAGATGAAGCCACGGCCCTAGGAAACTTACAACAAGCACAGGCTTCAGAAGCAGACGCTCTACAGGCTCTCAACCAAGCAACCATAACCCTAAACCAAGCTAACGAAAACCTAGCAGCTGCACAACTCAACTTCGATGAAGCAACCTCCGCACTTTCCACTTCATACAGCAACCTCATCCAGGCAGACCAAGAACTCCAGGCAGCACAAACTTATTACGAGGAACAAACTAATCTTCTTGCTGCAGCGCAGTCCTACCGAGACCAAAACCTTTCCAACCACGTAGCTACCGACCTACAAGAACAAATTGCACAGCAGGACTATAACAACGAACTAAATATCCTGCACTCCCTTGAGCTAGCTTTAGCAGCTGCCAGTGCTTCCCTTCAAGAATCAACTGCAGCACAGCAAGTAGCAGCCAACCTTCTGATTATTTCCGGACAACTTCTAATGAATGCTCAGGAAGATCTCGATGCTGCCTCAGCTATACAAGGTGCAGCACAGTCCCAAGTCCAAGCAGCAGAACAAGCTATGGCCGCTGCAACTTCTGATCTATCTTCTGCACAGTCTGCAGACGCAGCAGCCACTTCACAAATAGAAGCAGCCCAGTCAGCAGTATCTTCTGCACAAGCATCCGTTGATTCAATCTCAGCTCAGATATCATCTACCCAACAAGCTCTACAAGCTCAGGATGCTGCAGATGCTTTAGCAGTTCAACAGGCAGCTGATGCAGCCAAGGCAAAGGCAGAAGCCGATGCTCTAGCAGCACAAGAAGCGCAGAAGGCAGCTGACGAATTAGTAGCACAGCAAGCAGCTGACGCTAAGGCTAAGGCGGAAGCAGAGGCTAAAGCAGAAGCAAAAGCCAACGAAGCTCCTAAGAAGGCAGAAGATATTCCGGAAGTTCTCTCCACAGAACAACTAATGAAGGTAGACCTGAAGGAAATCATTGCAACGGACCTAACCCCTAAGCAAGCAGAAGCAATTAAGGAAGCTGCCCTTCAAACCTTCGAGACTGCAACCCAAGGTTCACCAGAGTACCAACAAGCACTTGATGCTCTCCTAGTTGCAGCACAGGCTGATGACATCGTACTTCCAGAGAACCTTGCAGCAATCCCCGGAGCAGCAGCCCTTGTAGATGCAATAAATCTACTTTCAAACGTAGGAGCCGATATCAGCCCTACAGTTCGCAAGGAAGCCCAGCGTGCTACGGTAGCCGCGGTAATAGTCGGTCAGGTAGCAGGAGCAGCCGTTGCTGCAGCTTCCTCAGGTTCAGGCTCATCCGGTTCATCCAGAAAACAAGAAACAAATAAGACAACTAGAAAGAACGGAAAATAAATTGAAGCACTTTATAAAAGCATTAATGAAGGACCTTGTAGATCAGGCATATACCTTATTAGGTTTGGCAACTGCGTGGGTTTTACTAGAGGGTTCTGCCCGTGATTTAGTAGGGAACATGATTCTAGTAACGCTCGGTATCTGGGTTCTCACCTTCTACCCAATGCGTTATGAAAAAGAAGACTCAGAACTAGAGGAGTAATACCAAATGTGTGGTGAAGAACTAAAGTGCAACCGTCAACACACCCACTCCTTAGAATCTAGATACCACGCATATGCAGCTCTCTGGCGTGCACAGGAAGCAGCAAAACCAGGACTTCTAACATGGAGAGAAGAGTCAACCATTATGTGGGAAGCTATGCACGAATACGATTCTGAACACCCTGGTAAAATTAGCTAGTGAAACGCTTATTCAATTACATCAAGTTCTATCTAGAACCCAATGGTAAAGACCTACGCCGAGAGGCATTCCTCTCTGCCAAGTTCTATTACATGGATAGGCCTTTCAATAACTACTATCTGAGAACCATCGAGTTCCAGACGTACCAACAAAACTACGTCCGGGCATATCGGGAGAACTATGCCAAGACTCAACTTAATAAGTTAACTTCTAACTAGGAGAGAAAATGGCAGCACCGAAAGTTAAGGTTCAATATAAAGAACCATTTGATAAGAAGCTACGTAACGACCAGTTCGGCAACATGGCACCTTATCGCTCACACCCCCACCGTGGAACCGACTGGTCTCCAAAGGAACTTAGCCCAATCCCATCTGCAGCTGATGGTAAGGTCACTCAGGTATTCTGGTCTAACGTTCTTGGCTGGGTTGTAGAAATCCTTCACGCAGATGGCGTTTACTTCCAATACTGCCATATCGCACCAAAGACTGTATGTGTAGACCCAGGGGAGCATGTAAAGCTTGGTCAGATCATTGGTAAGGTTGGTGGCGGTAAGAAGACTCCATCAGGTTCTGCCTCAACTGGAGCTCACCTTCACCTGGGTGCTTCTCGTGTTAAGAATGGCCACCTTGCAGCTTACGATAAGCTCATGGACCCAACTAAGTGGATTGTTGCTAACTCAGCTCCAGTTGCTACTCCTACAGCACCTGCAGCTCCAGCAGCTCCAGCTGTAACTTCAGCAGAGACTCTTGCTGCAGCAGTAGCACCAGATGCTCCAGTCGCAACGCCAGCAGCAGACATTGATTTCGTAGATGAAGTAGCTCGTCAAATGAATCTTGATATCCGTAAATATCCAAAGCTAGTTCCAGGATCTAAGAACCGTTACGTTGCTTATATCCAGACTAAGTTTAAGTTTAAGGTTATTAACGGCGTCTACGATGATCGCACTAAGAAGGTAGTAGTTGCTCTTCAAAAGAAGAACGGCTTTGTTGCTGATGGAGTTATCGGCAAGCTCACCTGGGGAAAGATCATCGAACTATAAACCCTTCCATGTCAAACGAAAAACCCCCGGCACACAACTACCGGGGGTTTTCCTTTGCGAAAGGAGTTGAAATGATACACAATAGCTACAAAACAGAAAAATAGCTACGGGATTATTCTAACACAGCTCACTAACGTGTTGGACCAAAATCATCATCATCTTCATCTAAATCATCATCTAGATCGAAATCCATTGCCTGATTTAGTGCATCAACAATATCCTGGAATGACTGATTGACTCGAATGATTTGCTTATTACGCACGTTCATCTCGATCATCTCAGCCTTATAAATCAGCTTAGACATCTTACGCTGATCACGCTCGGACAAATTCTTAAAGAGCGGGTTGTTCAAAAGCATAATAAAAATGTTCGACATGTGTCGCTGCTTTTGTAGTTTAATTAACTGTTTTTCTTTCATGCATCCGCTCCAGAGGGTTATCTCAAATAGATTCTATAGTAGATTGTTTAAGATTTCTACCAATAATGCTTTTGGTTTTGCACCAATTACAGAATGTACCACAGCACCATCTTTAAATACAAGCGTAGTAGGGGTACTTCTTATATCAAACTTCTCAAGTATAGCAGTAGCTTCATCTGCATTCAACTTAAAAAAGTTTGCCTTATCTGCAAAATCATTTGCAACAAGTCCCATCACGGGACTCATCATCTTACAAGGGCCACACCAAGGTGCCCAAATATAAATAACTGAAGCACCTTCAGCAATAGCCGAATCAAAGTCTTCAGCTACTAATTCAGTCAAAGCCATACTTAGTCCTCGATCTCTACATTTCTATATGAGTTAAAGTCTAGCAGCTCAAGCAGACCAGAATCTTCTTCCTCCAATACTACCTTTGTTGCATCAGAAGAAGCCTCTACATACCTAACAATTCCGCAGCGATAGCACTTATCAGAAGGGAAATAAGGAGAGTACATTGAAATACGACGACCAATCAGGTCATCATTAATATAGCTTGAATCAATAGGATCTCCCATAATTCAAGTGTAAAGGGGATAACACCCACTGACTTTAACGCCAATGACGGCGAGCACGTCTACGCTCGTCTCGTTCCCATCGCTCTTCAAAAGGTATTACAGACTCGAGCTCCTCCTCTAGATTAGGTTCCTTTAAGTCTGCAAGTAGGGGCTTATCAAGAATAGCTTTGCTATCTTCCAAAATAGAAGCACTTTCCTCACCCACTAAAGCATATACACCAGCGATAGTAAACTCACCCTCGGGATTGAGGGAATAGTCAATAATCTTAGCTACATGGCTATTAAACTTAAACCACTCACCCTCAGCTCTATGAGCTCTAAGTAGCCAGTGATAGACACTTTCCATATCCTCAGATCCAGGTATATATCCAAGCAATTTAGCATTTGCCATATCGATACTTGCTGGCTTTAGAGTAGGGTCACTTTTATTAATTAGTGACTTAAATCTAGAATCAGGGCGTTTGGATCTACCGATCTTTACATACCCATCACACTCGATGAAGTAGACATAGGTGGGTGGAGTCTGAGATAAGAGTGCCTTCAACGGCATATCAGCTAAACGTTCAATTTCTTCTAGCTTTTTATGTAGTCGAATCTTCCACTCTGCAACCGTACGTCGTTCATATGCAGAGAGCCAATCCTCTAACTGATCAATACTAAATAAACGACGACTACCATGATTTTGATCAGAATGTTTAGAGCAGTAGCCGTTATAGTTACCAGCATTTTTACATCCCTTACCAGTAGATGTAATCCCCTTGCAGTAATAATCAAAATCAGAACGATGGCAGAATACGCAACGATAAACTACTGTCCCACCATTAGGGCTAGTTTCCTCACGTTCTACACAATTTCTAGCATATGGCCCACTCGTCTGAGTACAAATAGAGTCAAGACTGTCTACATATAAAACAGTTGTTCTACCACCACGAGTCAGTTGGTCATAGCTTTTAACTAATTCACAATCACAACCAGCAACCATACACATAATAATTCTCCTTCAAAAAGAGATTACTATAGTTTTAGATAAAAAGCAAATAAGTTATTTTTCTAGCTTACTTTCCCACCCAGATGGCATACAACAGCCATCACAGCCATGAACAGCATCAGGAAAGATTTCATCAGGGTCAGGATGTCCAATACCATGCGTACAGATACGCTCGATATACCCTAAATCGCCACGCCAGTTCTGCTTCATACCACGCATATGGTGATCACTGCGGTTATGTAGAGTGCAATACTCTCCACGGCAGCTTAGTTCGTCATGGCACCAAATATATAAATGTGTATTCTCCAACAGCATCCGAGTCGACTGCAGGGCATCACTCATAGCGATCCACCTTCTCTATCTTTAATACAGGGGTAGAGTATCGGTATGTAAAGACATCATCGTCATCGGCAATATCATTAGTCCAAATTCTCATCTCTTTACCGACTTCGCAAGACACTGTTATGAACTTAAACCATTCACCATCTCGGCGAAGAGTATCTCCGGAGTTATTAACTCTCATACCCTTAAGGTCATCAAAATCTAGCAGGTAGACACTATTAGCAGCAGTATCTACCTTATACATTCCAGACTTAATACCATTTAGGTTTTTTATATCTAGCATTATCCACCTACCGAATTCTGCATACGCAGCATCTCAACTACGATACGCTCAGCAGTTTCTTCACTAAAACCCTCATCCATTGCTTGCTTCTTAACACCAGCAAACATTGCAATGAGATTCTTGCTCTCCTCCAAGAAAGTAAGCATTGGAGTATTATCTATCATTAAAAGTACCATCCTCTACTTCAGCATATCTATTTAAATTTGCTTCATATTCAACAAGTTCAGGGTATTTAGCTAGATACTCGATCTGTAATGCAACAGCCCGAAGCCAGTCCGTATCTATATACATAGCATCAGGACCAGCATCTTCACAATAGCAGTTGTATTGATTTCTGTCAACTGCTTCTAGAAGCTTCCCTGTCCAATACTTTATTCCATCTAGCGATGCACTCATTAACTTCTCCCCTTTGTGACTACATCAAATGCCACGGGCGTATAGTCAATCTGCTCAACACTAACATTAATATACCAAGGATCGGCCATATTCTGCTCATGCAGATGCCCATGGATATTCCCACCCGGATAACGCAACTTCTGCTCAATAGCCACAGGAATATGAGTAAGAATAAAGTTACCCAACCCATGGGACCCACGAATATCATAGAAATGAGGGGTATAGAACTTAAGTTTCTGGATATCATGGTTACCTTTTATAAGTACCTTGCGACCATTCAGTTGAGACATAATGTCTAAACTTTTAGAGTTCATAGTTACATCACCAAGGTGGTACACCTTATCCCCCTGCTTAACTACAGAATTCCAATTCTCGACTAACGCCTCATTCATTTCTTCCACAGAGTCAAACGGGCGGTTAGCATATTTAATAATGTTGGCATGGCCAAAGTGAGTATCGCTTATTAGAAAAATATTACTCATCTACTTCTCTCCTTTTCTCAACTCTGCAAGTTTCACAGGCCCATCTAGGAATTGCCCGCAGTCTAGGCATTGAAGCCGATTCCAATTTGGAGTAGCAAAGATAACCTCGTCACCATAGATTCCACGAAGATTAGAATGAGGGCAACGACTTTTCTTACTCATTTACTTCTCCCGTGATAAGAAACATAAGATGAGCAATTATGCGTGAGTCATTTGGGTTTTCGGTTTCAGTAGTTCTCAGCAACTTGATAATGCGTTCCTCAGTTGCCTTAGCAACCTCTGCATCGTGCTGTTCAAGCCATTCATCAAAAACATCACTATTCCAGAAACCTCCATCAGTAAAAAGTTCCCTTATCCTTTCGGTTGTTGCGATTTCGTTCATTTACTTCTCTCCTTTGAAAGTCCAGAAAGGATTCGTTGAAACTACTCCACATTCACATTTAGCAGTTGCTTGATTTTCGAGAAAATCAAAGCCACAGTGATGACTCTGACGACGCAAAGACATCTCCGGGTCCTCCGCTAGTAGGCGGTAACCTTTCTCTACTGCATCATCTACAGACTTCTCTTCTTCTATGTAAGGATTAGGGATACAGTCTTTATCCCAGTCTTCCCCTGCCTCTCCATGCTGATGTTCCCAGACATCTCTTTCTCCAGCATCAAAACCTTCTGCCCAAGCTTTAGCCTTCACTTGCTTCAGCCAACGATCAAACTCAGCATCAGCAATATCTATTGACACCTCTATAGGACCATCATACCAATCACTATAACGCTCACGAACATTCTCGGTTGTTGGCATAAAGTTTGTGCAAGGGTTGTGCTCACAAGATACATCACAATATTTAGACACTTCTATTCCTTAATCCCCAAATGAGCATCAATAATACGATTTATATAGTGATTACGTAGACTCATAACCGCCAACAACATTGTCATTTTATTTGCTTGCGGAAGGTCATTCCACTCCACACGAGTACTCTCCTGGGTAGACCACCCAGTAATTTTTGCAGCTTCCTCGTACGCATTGTGGAGATGCTCGCAAGCTTCATCAAGTCCACCCTCTAGAAGTTCAATACTTTCCTGATACTGGAGCTTACGTCCCTTATTGATCCCATTAGTAAAGGCTTGCTCTACAGCTTCATCCATAGCAGATTGCTTAGGGATATTTCCTAGATTCTTGCTCATAGTTACCTCTAATACCAGTCCGGATCAAAACCAAGCTGAGGTTCCAGCGGCTTAGCAGGATCTGCTAAAATAACTAAGCCTAACTTCTCTGCATCTTTTGACTTACGAAAAACTTTTTCTAGTCGTGCAAGATCTTCCTTGCGGTGCTTGATCTGGCTTACGCCAATCTTCTTGATAAGTGCGCCCTTAAATAGGCCTGGAGTCTTAGCTTCAACCTCAAGGATTGCCTCACGGAGCACATCATTTTCGTGAGTTAGCTTATCAAGATCTTCCTTATACTTAGCAAGCTTTAGATTAACCTCAGAATCATCGCGATAGACTACGGTTGGTCCATCATCATACATGCAAGGCATTTCTTCTCCTAGTTAGGTGATTACTCTTTATGCCAAACTTCCACACCTAAGTACCAGTGAATAATCTCTAGAGTAAAAGATCTATCCCAAAAATTGAAATCAAATCCCAAACCCCAGTGATCAGTTTGACCAGCGTAGAGACTAACTCTTCCGCCTACAGTTAAACGTACACTACCAACCCATGACTTGTCAAGTTTAATAAATCTATTCTTCAATATAAACTACCTCGGTACTTAGCCACCAAGATTCTCTTCCACTTATGTAGAGTAGCTTTCCAACTTCTGGCTTACTAAATGGGTAATCCCATATCTCACCTAAAGTCTTAACTGTAGTTGGTATAGCCTTCATATAGAATGCCTTGAAGGCATCAATGCATTCTCCAGAAGCATCATATTTATGGCAGACTCCACTTACATTATCAATATCATATAGTGAACCGCTAATAGTTTTAATCTTCATCAGGTATCGTAATCCGTAAAAGGTAGGCTAATATATTGAACTGGTTCTTTACGCTGCTTAAGAACTTTAATTACATAGCGGTTAGCAGCCTTAACGCTACGGCAGTATTTTAATGGAACCCACCCATTGCTAACTTCAGACTTACCCTGAACCCAGCCAGCATAACGGGTCTGCCAATCACGTTTGAATCGAAATTCAATCATTTTAAATTCTTCACTCATTTAGTATCTCTTTCCAAACTTAACTACTAAAATTCTAGAACCAAGAAAAATATCTAAGGTATAAGTACGTGGACCTCTAATACCATTACCCTTGTAACCCCAAAGCTGCCATCCCCAGTATTTAGATAGGTGGTCAGTCTTCTTGAGGTCAAGCCATCGAAATCTAATCACGTTTATATATCTCCTCGAAGAGCTTACGTTGGCGCTCTCTGACTTCAGGTGGAGTTACATATGGTTGGATCTCTTCATCGAGATCCTCGTACTCCTTTTCAATTCTACCGCGAGCGCCACCAATATCGTAACCAGCAGCTTCATGTAAATCCAAATGAGCTAGAGCCTCACGAGGAGTTTTAAACTCAGCAAACCCAACATATTCATCCTCTTCTGGAGGAGTTAGCCAACACCCACAACACTGAATAAACCCGCCAGTGTGCTCGAACATATAGATATCAGAACTACTAAATCGTGCAAAACTCATTCGATACTCATTCCCCAGAGATCTTTCAAAAATAAAACAGCATGTTCAAAACCATCAACATATCCAGGTTCATCAGAACGTAGATCAATAACAGCGTCTAGTTCTTTCTGAAGAAACTTTATACTAGACTCCTGATTACGAAGGGCACCCTCTTCCATCACTACAGTAATAGCCAACTCCTGAGCCTCAGTTAAACCATCTAGCTCAATCTTCTCTGTTTTATCTGACATATTAACCAAGGTATTCCAACTCTCCAGCCTCTGCTTTATTTAACAACTTACCCCACTCCTTCATATCTGTATCCCAGATACCGGTTCCAGAGTAGTAGTAGAGATTAGCCTTATCGTCTTGATACCAACCCAAAGGGATATTAGGAATTGGCTTCATTTCCTTCTCTGCCGGAACCTCTACACCTTCAGGTGCCAACTCCGGAGCAAGCTTTAACCCATGAGGATCAACGTATCTAGGAATAGCCGTAGGATCCAGCTGCTTCCACTCTCCAGACACATGCGGCTCAGTCTTCATAACATACATAATGCCATTCTTCTTACGTAGATAGAGCATATCATTATCATTTACAGCAATACTATTTGCCCAGGCATCTACAGTTTTAATTTCGGTATCAATAATTTCCATATCTTCATACGGGTTTGTCAGTCCTGCAAAGATTCTTTCAATCTCGTCTGCGGTTTCTTCATTCATCCTATGAACTCCAACTTCCCTGAATAAAACTTATTAGTAAGATCTTCACTAACTACTCGACCAGCATTCTTCCAATAACCCTTACCTTCATAATAGAACAGATCTGCTCTAGCATCCTGATACCAGCCAATAGAAAACTCAGGTATATCACCTAAAAAAGTTCCAGCACTAATATTTTCGGGATACTCACTAGAAATGCTGATATTACGAATATCAACACCTCGATGCCCACTTCCATTGTCCTGAACAATATTTACCTGAAACCCGTCAGGAGTTCTAACAATGGAACCAACCTGACCAACAACAGGCATCATCTCTATAAGTTGTTCCAATACAGTAGCCATAATCTATCTATCCAATCTTCAGAACTAAACTAGAGCCAGCTCCAACTACAACTCGATAATACCCTACTCCAGTAATATTTGCAAATTTATTTGGAGTTACTGCCAATACAGTCCAAGTAACTCCATCCTTACTCTTCTGAACGGTATAGCTAGAAGAGTTACCGGACCAACTAAGTACTCCATTAATTACGGATAGTCCAGTTGGCTTTACCTCTGTAGGCTTGCTAACAAATCCAGCATTAACCATCCCATTCACTACTCCACCAACCAAGGCACCACTAACCTGAGCAGGAGTTGCTTTAGGGTTACGTTCTAAATACAAAGCAGCTATACCACTGACAAATCCAGCAGCCATAGAAGTACCAGTCTTTACTACACTACCAGCAGGATTAAAAGCATCTTCAGAAGTAATAAGCCCACCAGGAGCCCAAACATCAACGCAACTTCCAAAGTCCGAGTCAATAGTCTTCATACCATTTAGATTTAGACCGCCAACCGTAATAGCCTGACTAACTCCAGCAGGACTGTAGTTACAAGCATCACTACTCAAGTTTCCTGCAGCAACTACTGGAACTAACCCAGCAGAATACAAACTAACTACTGCAGCATCTAGAGCAGGGGTTTTATTTAGAGCAAGGCTCATATTGACCACACCTGGAGTACCCTTAGGGTGACTCTTAATTACCCAGTTGATTGCAGATATAACCGTTGCAGGATTGACTCCACCGCTACAGTCTGCAACCTTTAGAGAAACAATCTGGGCACTACGTGCTACACCAAACTGACTACTGCCAATGATTCCAGCAACGTGAGTACCATGACCATTGCAGTCAGACATATCTCCGCTTAGGCGTCCACTAAATCCAGGGTCATTAGCAACACCAGTATCTAGAACATAAACACGAACACCAGTACCGCTTGCACCAGCAGGTACTTGGACAGCATCCAACCCCCACGAAGCAGAGACAGCATTAGCAGGAGTTGCCCCAAACATGAGCCCCAGGGCAGTCAGGGCAATCAATGACTTTTTCATAGTGCAAAACTATAGCACTATTAGCTATTTGTCAACTATTTAAGTGATATAGTTTTTATATGGAAAATAGTGTAGAACATCCAAACTGGTTTGTAGAGACAGATGTAATTTCTATCTTTGAAAAGAACCTATCTGAATATACAGGCAAGAAGCTAGACTTTCTTCAGATCGGAGTCTTCACGGGAGACGCCTCCCTCTGGCTAATCGAGAATATTCTTACCCACCCTGAATCCACCTTAACTGATGTAGACCCTTGGATGGGTGACCCGGGGTTAATAGGTTTTGACTGGGAGACGGCCTATATTGCCTATAAAGAAAAAATGTCTGACTACTTTGGAAAAGTAACTCCACTTCAAATGATGAGCGATGAGTTCTTCAAACAAAATACTAAGACCTATGACATTATCTATGTCGATGGTGATCACGTGGCTAGTGCAGTACTGAGAGATGCAATACATGCGTTTGACTGCCTACGTGACGGCGGGCTTCTTATATTTGATGACTACGAGTTTGGCTATCACGCAATCCCATCACGCTTTGCCCCGAAGGATGCAATTGATGCATTCCTTCAAATTCACTGGTTCGAGTTTGAAAAAGTATTTGAAGGACGCCAAATGTGGATTAAGAAGGTAGACCGTTTAGCTCAGAATAAAATTTATAACTGGCAGAGCCCAGCTAGAGAAGATGCAAGAACTGACCCACATTTTGTAAATACTTCAGAGATTTAGATTAAATGAATAGTTTCTTCAACTAAAGAAGCAAGTGCTTCTAAATCAGAATTATTAGATAAAACCTTATTGAAACTATAACCATCAAGAGCAGTTTCCGATATATGGCTATTAGCTGGACCAACACCATTACGCTCAATACGCCAGACTCGACCACCTAGATCACGAATAGCTTTAGCTTCATTAGGAAAACGAACATCAGCAAACACAATCTTACTTCCATCAGGAATGCTGTTAATAGCTGCGTTTACCCAAAAATCTTCACCCCACATATTGCGACCAATCTCGGTACCGAGGCGTTGAAGCAGGGGTCGAATCTCAGTGCTGTTACTCTTTAACTCATCCCAGCCAACCCGAACTGCCTGTGACAAGTAAGCACGTCCTTCACCAAAATCAATATTTGGATCTAAAGTTAGTAGGGCCTGCTTCATAGGATCTGCAAAAGACATTTTTGTATAGCCATAGTTCTCAACTAAATAGTCAGCAACTGTATCTTTCCCAGAACGAGCATAGCCACTCAGCCCAAGCACGGTAACACGAGGGATAAGTTGACCATCTTTATTAAGAACCATCAATGGAAGACCTAGAGCTTTGGCTACAGTAACTTCTAAAGAAGCACCCTTAGATTTTTGCCAACCAGGAAGTAAGCAAACCATATCTACATTCATCACATGCGGTAAATCACGGCGCATATAGTCAGACCAAAGATGATTAGGGTGATCGACTGGCCCAGCTGACTCTAAAGCTTCTTGAACCGTTGCACCATCATTATGCGCAGGATTAATTACTTCATAGCCAAGCTTTTCTAACTGAGCTTCAGCTTCGAAAAATGCAGGGAAATTCCATTTAGGGAGACCCGTCATTGGGCCAGCGATGTAAACCTTAGTCATAAATTACAGTGTAGCTCCACCAACTGGTCGACTGCAAGCAGTTAGCTCACCAGTCTGTAGGGCATCAAGAATACGAAGAGTCTCCTGTGCATTACGTCCAGTATCAAGACCATTAACAGTAACATGCTGAATCACATTATTAGGATCAACTAGGAAGGTAGCACGGAGTGCAACACCACTTTCGTGACGGACACCCATACCATCAACTAGAGATCCATCCCACGCATTGTGGCGAGTATCAGCAAACATCCAGCTAGTTAGCTTTGCAAGATCTGGGTGCGCTTCTTTCCAAGCAAGCTTGCAAAACTCATTGTCAGTAGATCCAGACATAAGAACTGCACCACGAGCTTCAAACTCAGCATTAAGCTTGTCATACTCAATAATCTCGGTAGGACATACAAAGGTAAAGTCCTTAGGATAAAAGACAATAACCTTCCACTTACCCTCAAAGCTCTTTTCCGTGAGCTCTTGAAAATAAGTTCCATCATCAAGAAGAGTAGGAGAAACTCCAACTACCTTGAAATCATAGATTGTGTCTCCAACAGTTAGCATTACGCCTCCTTTATTTCTGCGACTACGGCTTCTGCGATAGCTTCTGCCTTCATCGTCATCTGCTGCTGAGGGGAGATACTCCATCCGCCAACAACCTCCGGTTCAATATTTGTGTAAGTTCCATTAAGCTTTTGCTTAACGATATGTGCTACTTCTTTTGCAAAATCTTGCAGTTCATCTTCAGGGCGTACATACCACCCACCAACTAATTTAGACATGCAATAACACTATCATGCAAAAAAAGCAAATTAGGTGTACAACTCGAGGTTTAGTTGACCAATTGGTATCAAATCTTCATTAGGTACAAAGTAACCATCTGGTCTACCAGATCCATCATTTCTTAGGTATTTAGGATCCTTAGCACTATCACCATAGGTATATCCTTGAATCTTAAGATTAGGGGCATAACCACTAACTAAGATATATACATCTTTTTCAGAGTCAGCAGGGCGAACTATGAGGCTATAGTTGTGGCTCCACGTCCAGCGAACCTGAATCTTCGATCCCAGATCGGCAGACTTAAAAGTATCTACGCTACCATTCCAATAGATGTCATAATATTTTGCGACTGCAAGCTCAGCACAAGCACCTTCAATATTGTCGGTCCACCCAGAACCTTGGCTATACCCATGAGCATTAGCTCTCTGATCTTTAATAGATGATACACACCTCTGTACGGCAGTACTTGCTGCCATGTGAACCTCGAAAGGTTCCAAAGTAATTTCTGGTTTAATAAATTCCATAGCCTATTTCTTTCTGTTTGACTAGTAGATTACAACGGTATATAGTAATAATCAAGTAACTAATAAGGAGATGTTATGGAAATTAAAGCAGGAGCAGGTCAGCTACGAGGTGTTCGAGTTCTACCAGACCCTAAGGGGATTCTACTTAGCGTATTCACCCATTTTGATGGGGTTCAGTACGGTTATCTAATTATCCCATCTGAAGGTGAGCCAGCAGTATATGATGGCGAGAACTGGCACCCAATCCATACGGGTTCTGCAAGTGATCTATCTGATATTGCAACTAAGCAGTATGAGGCAGCAATCGCGGCTCTAGAGGAGAATCCAGAGTATCAGCAGATTGTAGCAGCTATATCAGTATCAGCCTAAAAAAATAAACCCCGTGCTAATCACACGGGGTATATTTTTATTTTCTAGGATCTATTGCATAGTTTGGATTGTACTCAATAGAAGTATCAATCACATCGAAGAAATGCGTGAGAACATTTAATCTAGTTCCGGAAGTAACCAAATTAACCCCATGACGGGTATAGAACCCAGGAAAGAACACTAGGTCACCAACTTCCGGCTTAAGGCTTGTAGCTTGCTCTTCAAAAACTAATTCTCCACCCCCATAGTCATCAGATAGAAATAGACCACATACATAGGTCATGCTATTTAATGAATCTATATCCTCTTTACGGTAGTCTCTATCATCATGATGTGAGTGGAGTAGGGCACCCTCGTGCATGAAGTTAGCATGAGATCTATTAAGACCAAAGGTACCCTTCATCTTATAGTTATCTAAGAAGAACTTATAGGCAAATTGAACCATATTAACCAGTCGGTCATCTGGATCATAATCAAACTTCTTAGGAGGATTTCCAAAGAACTCCACTGGACCACCAAGACCAATGTTCCCATAGAATTCTCTAGGGTCATAGTCTTCATTCTCTATGAAATGCTCAATCAGCGGAGCGCACTGCTCCGGAGTTAGGTATCCCTTAATTATGTGATAAGGCTGCATTTATAACCCCAAGAGCCCAGCCGACACATTCAGTGCTTTCTGCCTCAAACGCCTCAATAATCTTTAGCTTCATGTCTTCTGCGCCCAGCTCATAGCCAAAGGTAGACGAGGAATCAATAGCCTCTGCAATAGCATCATTTAATACTTCTTTTGCAGCCATTGCAGCTTGAACTGCAGACCCTATCTTAGAGATGATAACATCATCTGGGTCAGCGGAGAATTCAAAATCAGTTATAGACATTACGGAGCAACGCGTCCATTCTTGTTAAAAGTTTCATAAGTTACTGGCATCTTCTCAGCAAAGAAGCATTCCATCTTCTCAGCAACCATCTCAATCTCCCGCTGAGGGAATGAAGGGAAGTGGGTTCCTTCACGAGTAGTACGCAGGCTCAGGAAGTTCATCAAGCTACGAGCATTCATGGTTACGTACATTGAAGAATAAGTATTTACAGGAAGAACTGCACGAGCTACTTCACGAGCAACTCCGGCCTTAAGCATCTCTTGATAGTGCTCGTATGCACTCTTGCTAGCCATGTAAATCTCTTGACGAGTAGTAGAGAACTGCTCCTTAGATCCATCTACAAATATGTAGGCTCCAGGCTTACCCTGCTGAACAAGCTTACGCTCTTCATTAGGGGTATAAAAAATAGGAGCCAACTCCTTATAACGACCGCTCTCTTCATTGTAAGAGGCAATGCGGTGACGCATGAACTCACGGAAGACGAAGATTGGAGCTTCAATATAGAAGGTAAAAGCATTGTGCTCAAATGGCGACCCGTGACGGTCACGCATTAGGTAGTTGATGAGGCCCTTATCTCGGTTCTCATTGGCCTCGGCTCCAGTGGATACACGGGCAGCCATGACGACAGCATCGTCAGATGCCATAGAGTTGATCAACTCTACAGTTACATCAGATCTAAATTCAATATTAAGCATGAGACCATGCTAACACATTAAACCTTCTAAATCAGCGGTATCCAGTGCTGCTCGAACTCTTCTTTATGCTTATTAGAGATAATATCTTTTAGCGGAACAACATCATAAGCAATAGTGATTCTTTTACCAAGCCACTCCCACTCCATCTGGGTATGCGGGTGACCCATCTCAGAGAGAATAGCTCTATTATTCTTATTCACATTTACCTTAGTTTTACCAAACACCGAGTATAGAGTCTCAGATGGCTCTGCATTTACACAGTAGTAGCCGTGAAAGTTAGGGGCACCCTCTAATCCATGCTCGTGCCAGCCTAAAAGACCTTCACCTCGGTGATTAATATTGAACCAACCTTGGACCATATACTGCTGCTTATCAAAATCAATGCCATAGTAGTCACAGGCTTCATGAACCATTTCAGAGACTGCAACAAACAATGAATGAATAGCAGGGATATGAAACTGAAAAACATTATATTGACGCCACTTTGCAGTAGAAACACTTCCGGCTTCTAAAAAGACTTCACCTTCAGCTAGTACTGGAGTAACCCCAAGTAGCTTAGCTTCCTCGATCTTTTTATATCTATCTTCAAGATTAGCTGCAAGTTCTAATAGATCAGAGTCTAGATATCTTTCAAAAAATCTATGCTCTCTATCCGTAGTACTAAATCCTGAAGGAGCCAGAGACATCAGCTCATTATATTTATCCATGGCTATCCTTCAAAAAATCCCATTGATGACACATTACCGTACCGTGAAAAGAACATAATTAATGCAATACGAACACCAGAAGTTATTGGATGAACCTCATGGATGTGTTCAACATCTCCTTTAAAGAAGAATAGAGATCCAGCCGAGGGGGTGTATTTAAGTTCTTGCTTAGGAAATTCTATCTCTCCACCAGAGAAATCCACCCCACCGCCAGAGTTAAGGTAGAGAACAGCTGAGTACTCTAGCTCTTCCGGAATACCGTCATCACGGTAGGTAGAGCCATCCAGCTTCGTACTATCAGAATGCATAGGGATTCCAGGGCCCTCGTAGAACTCCGTATAGCTAGCATTAACTAGTGACATATCAAGATTAAATCCAATTTCGATAGCTTTTCTAGAACTAACTAAGGCTGAAGTAAGTAGCCGTATTCGAGAGTCAGTAAGTGGATCACCCGAGTAAGCAAGAGCTGGATTGTCAATTGCTACCTCCGAGGCAATCTCCGAGTTAGGGAATCCAAGTGCTACCCGATGTGTAGGACGCTCATCTCCAGATATACACCTAGGAGATAGAAGGGCTATTATTTCCTGACATTCGGAGTCAGTAAGAAACTTCTCCAGCTCTACAGGGAAATCACTCATCTCCAAAGATGACCATTCTCTTCAAAATATCTGTATCAGAATCTAATTGGAAGTCTTTACATCTATCAAAGAACCAACTATTCCCAGGTTCAAAGTGGAATAGGAGAATTTCATATTCGTTATTCTCTGGATCTGGAAGAGGTTTACGGTAGTGCTCGAGCTTACTTCCAACAAAGCACAAAGCTTGATTAGGTTCTAAATAGTATGGCTTCTCATCTATATAGATAGGCCATGGCTCCGTTTTCTGAGTTAGACAATAGTCAATCGTATACTCACCAGCATCCATATCTAGATGATGTGGAAGCCTAGACCCTTCCCAAGCATACCTAGCATAGGAAGAATAGCTAGTTTTAATAGTTGGATCGCCAAAGACTTCACGAGCAACAGGTTCCAGCTGAGAGCTGTAATCTCTTTCAAGCTCATTGTTGTATACCAAAAATCGCCTACAATATGGATCATATTCACGATTTCGACCAGGCTCATGCTTAAGCTCATGGATGCGAGCAATCTGTTCGTCTGTAAAGACGTTATCAATTATGACTGGCTCTAGCATGGATATAATTTTAGCATGTTAGAAAACGAGTACGAGGACAACCTAGATATCAGCGAATACGCTAAACAAGGGTTTCCAGACCCCACCCCCGGTAAAGAAGAGATGACTTTCGAGGAGTGGCTACGCTACGGGTCATCCCGATACTGGACCTCAGCGCCAATCTGTTTTACTCATGACGGAATACCTCCAGAGAAGGAGGACTGCCACCATTACATCTTGGTATACAAGAATTTTAACCAAGCAATGGAATCAACACAAGAGTTTGCACCAGCAACTTGGAGGCACCACTCCCGTGGATTCAAGTGGTGGAATAAGGAAGTTTAGTCTTCTTTAGATTCCTTGAATAGCTTATATACATAATCAGGACCCTCAGTAAAATACCAATGGTCCTCGGGGCAGAAGTGGAACATGATCATTTCCACTCGATTATTCTCTGGATCTGGCATATCGTATCTACCATGAGCATCATGCCCACCCATAAAAGCTAAAGCCTGGCCCGGCGCTATAAAGAACTCTTCATCCTCAATAACCACACCCCAGGGCGTAACCTGAGAGACGCAGTAGTCAAGGGTATATACACACGCATTCTGGTCATGGTGCATTGGAAGTCTAGATGTTGGTTGGTTGTAGTCAACATATGCTGAATAAGTTGTCTTTAAGGTTTCATCACCAAAGATCTGACGAGCAAGTGGTTCTAGTTTCTTACTAAAGTATTCTTCTAGTTCAGCAAACTTACGGATGCGTCGATCATGGGCTTTATCTGCCCATGACTTAAGATATGACTTCGAATCAAGAAGTTCACGTAGAGCCAACTTATCTTCTTCAGAAAAGACATCTGAAATAATTACTGGATTAAAGTGCATACATTAATCCTACAATGGAGCCGCCTATCGGACTCGAACCGATAACATCCGCGTTACAAAGGCGGCGCTCTGCCAATTGGAGCTAAGGCGGCGTGGCAGTCCCAGCGAGAATCGAACTCGCCCTACCGCCGTGAAAGGGCGGCGTTCTAACCGATAAACTATGGGACCATATTCAATTAAAAGGATCGTTCTTTATCTCTACGCTCTAAATAACATTTAGGGCAGTAGCTACCTTTAAATCTTATACGATGCTTTCGACAAGGATAGCCCTTCAAAGATTTAAATTGGCCAAACATAGTCATAGCTTTCCGGCTTCACTCCAGAGTCTTCAGGCCAACCCCATTGCGAATACCATTCATAATCTTTATTAAGAAGAGCCATTCGATGAGATGCAGCAACTTCCTTAAATACTTTAGCATCAGTAACCCAACTCGGAGCAACTGCTTGAGTATTTTCAAGCAAGCCTAGCGAGATAGCAGTCTTAATAGTTGACTTTGCTTTATCACCAATAGTTGACTTATAGCCACGACGAATCCACTCATCCACCATTGCCTGGATATATAGGTAGAGTGATATCTCATGACCACGCCACATTTTTACAGCTGGATGGTTTACCCAGCCTTTAGGGGCACGGTGATTTCCCTGCGGGTCTAGTTCGAGTAGAGTCATAAGAATCTGCCAACCCTCAAGGGCATTTTTATTAAGGCGACGGTTGTCTAGAAGACGTGCGCAAGATTCAAAAGATTCAGTTGAGGGGACAAATGACTGCATTTTTTATTCTCGTTTCTTTAGAGTATTTTTATCATACCCTAAAGACTCTATAAAGTCAACCAACCGTTTATTTTCAGATAATAATGATCTATAGGCGTGCATCCGCTTAACATTATCTCTTAAAGGTATAGCCTCTAAATGCTCCGGATTAACACATAGTCTATTTCTACATAAATGGTCTATAGTTTCTCCAGGCTCCAGCACCCTTACCAGTTCTTCAAAAATAATTCTATGAACCATAACTTGTTTCCCAGACAAAGATATCTGCGGATAGCCCTTTTTTCCAGAGACCCTACCATTCCAAGACCAGCAATATTCAGTTTTTTCTATATTTTTATTAATTCTATCTAGAATAGAGACTTGATTTGAGAGGGTTGTAAGTTCTTTTCCCAGTCTTTGCTGACGCCAATGGGCACCACACAGCCCTTTAGATATCTGATTATTGACACACGAAGGAAAAGAGCAAGGGATTGAAGTTACAGAATTACCTTTAATGGTTAGTGGTCTCAGGGGTTGATTTCGTTTTAATTGGCTATAGTGGCCAGAACATACGTCACGAGCGTATTTCTTATTTACACACTTATTAAAGGAGCATATTTCTATCATATATAGATAATAACATATTTTCAATAAGCAGAATATCTATATTTTGGCAAAAAGTGGCGATCCTGAACGGGCTTGAACCGTCGACCTCCGCCGTGACAGGGCGGCGCTCTAACCAACTGAGCTACAGGACCATGTATTTAAGTATAGCGCCTCATGTAGGATTTGAACCCACGGCCTACCGGGTAGAAACCGGACGCTCTATCCGCTGAGCTAATGAGGCATTTCTATTAGTTTAGTGATATCAGTATAGATGTCAAGTGCAGTTTCCTTAGGACCTCCACCTCTATATATGTATAATTCTTCAGGAGAGTAGTCGCCAATATTATCTATAGATAAAGTATCAACCGGTCTACTATAGTCAGCTGAACACGAGACTATTGAGCTAAGTAGGATCTCAGACCCATACGCATTAGACAGTTCTAGAATTTTTTCCGAGCTAGTCCAGAGCAGTTCTTTATTACACAAAATAGCATCGCAGCCAGCAGCTAAAGAGATCTCCAGTAAATAAAAACTAGATATGTGATCACTACTAACATCGATAAATACATCAAACCCAGAGTCAAAGAACTCAGATACGGAATTGGTATAGAGATATTTATTGTATTTTCTAGCCTTAGTAGTGTCTTTAACCAGTATTGATGCTACAGATATCTGACTATCTCCATCCAGAAGAGACAGCAATTCTTCACCTACTTGACCACAGCCAACTATACCTACGCGGATACTGCTCAACTATGAACTCCACACGAAAGAGGTAATGACATATCTAGTTGGACCGTCACCGACAGACTTAACTCCATGCACAAAGTCAGGGCCAGCAGCAAAAATAACCAGGCTTTTCTCAGGAAACCTATAGCTCAAACCCTTGTTAGGAAAGTATAGTTCTCCGTCTACAAAGTCTTCATTGAGATATAAAACACTAGCAAAAGCTATCTTCTCGTCGTAAGCCTGATCGTGGTGCTCGGCTAAAGAAACACCTGTATATTGGCGTTGTACATTGATAAAAGGTTTAACTAGCAGCGTACCAGCACTGCTTAAAAATTTATACAATCTGTCAGCAAGTTTGAAGCTTAGGTCTAGATCAGGGACCGAGATACATTTGTCCAACCAAAACTCATTTACATGGTTTTGAATATTAGCCAATTCTTCTTTACCGTGGCGATACTCCACTTCTCCTCGTAGAGTTTCCATATACGAATCAGCCCACTCAGATTCAGGAGCAGACTTGCAAACATTTAAAAGATAGTTATGCTCTTCATCAATAATAAAGTTTCTAATTAGATAGATACCGTCTTCTAGCTCCTCGAGAATCAGGCCATCTATTGTTGTAGGGGTTAGTCGCATTATTCCTCCACTACTATTATGGTCCCTGCAGCGAGACTTGAACTCGCAATCCCGAAGGCGGCTGATTTTAAGTCAGCTGCGTATACCAATTCCACCATGCAGGGGTGAGTCGAGGTTGTGGGACTTGAACCCACGACGACCGAATTATGAGTTCGGGGCTCTAACCAGCTGAGCTAAACCTCGTGTCCATCAGTCTACAGCTAAACTCCTGTAGAACCAAATCCACCTTCGCCACGATCTGACGATGGGAGAACCTCTACCAACTCAAAGTCAGCAGATACAAATTCTTGAATAACTAGCTGAGCAATACGATCTCCACGACGGATAACAAAATCAGCATCGCCAGCATTATAAAGAATAACCTTAATTTCACCACGATAACCGGAGTCCACGGTTCCAGGGGTATTAAGAACAGTAACGCCATTACGAACAGCTAAACCACTGCGAGGGTGCACTAGACCTACATAGTTATCTGGAAGTGCAATCGAGACTCCAGTAGGGATTAGGAAGCGCTCTCCAGGAAGAAGTACGTAGTCGATAGCTGACTTAAGGTCAGCACCGGCATCACCGTGCTTTGCGTAGGATGGCATAAAGTCAGGACTAGTTGCAGTAATTTGAATTTTTGTCATGCGACTACATTACTACAGATAAAGAAAAAACTCCACGCCTTCCCGGGCATGGAGTTTAATCGCCAATGAAATAACCTAGACCGGAAACCAGCCCCTCAGTTGTTGGCACAACCTTCTCGATTACTCCGTAGTTTCTAGGGTCACGATCCCTACACACCCCTAACCCATCCCGCGAAGATGGCGATGTGGCTCCTTGCGAAACCTGTACATGTAGCATTTTAACCAAGTGCAAAGCACCGAGCGGATAGCGAGAATCGAACTCGCACCTTCAACTTGGAAGGATGAGGCACTACCATTATGCAATATCCGCGTAGCTGCGTCCAGCTACTTTTATTTTATATCATTCTCATAGTCACCGCTACACCAATTCGCGAAAATGGTCCTCCGACGTTATTTCCTTTTTAGGGGACGTGGGATATGCTGACTGCAATACATCATCACGGTTAGTAGATTAGATTAACATAACTTATTCATGAAGTCAAACTAAAAATACAGTTAAAAATAAAACACCCTGGCACTCTTTCGAGCTTGTTCCAGGGTGTTTAGTGTGAATAGGTGGAATGCTTTTTACCACCAGGGCCTAGCTATTACGGTCCAGTAGATCCGCTTTTGAGCCCACATGACGTTTGTCCGCTAAGACGATCCGCTAAGATCCGCCACTGCCTTACCTGCCCCATATAGCTTTGCAGGTTATTCAGCCATACTCCAAGATTTCCGTCGAAATCTTGTTGTCTATACTCTAACACACTTTTATTAGAAATGTTAGAAATTCTTATTTTTATTTTTAACTGCTGTCCCACCAGGACTCGAACCTAGAATGACGGTACCAAAAACCGTAGTGTTGCCGATTACACCATGGGACAAGTGGAGGAAGATGTGGGATTTGAACCCACGGTGGCTATTAACCACGACAGTTTTCAAGACTGTTCCGTTCGGCCGCTCCGGCAATCTTCCATTCGCTCTTCGTGCTCACCAGTTTTTTGCATGCTGGAAGCTGTCGCCAAGAGCTCTATATGCTAGATGGTCGCTGCAGGCTCCGGACCTGAATGTCCTCACCAGTTTGCATCTATGGCTCCACCAGGGTCGGTTTCGCATACAGATAGCAGTCATAGAAATTATTCAGATTTCTATCTTGCGCTGCCCCTGTTGGAGTCGAACCAACAAACCTTCGAGTTAACGGCTCGCTGCTCTGCCAATTGAGCTAAGGGGCATTATTTAGCCCTAGAGGTCCGCCCACCGTCCGGAAGGCTCCCTCTAGCACTTGTCCTACCGTACCTTGGACCATTTACCTACCACGCCCATATGTCGTGTTTCAGAGTACGGAATAGTGGAGATGGGGGGAATTGAACCCCCGTCCGATCAAAGACAAACTATTCTTCTACAAGCTTAGGCAGTTTATATTTCCAGGACCGAACTGCCACATCCTGTGGTGCTTCAGTTTTACGTCTCCAGCATGGACGTGGTGCGGGTTTGTTCTACTTATTTAAAACCTGACTGCCCACCTAGAACTGGTGCTTTGTCAGGGGTACTAGTTACCTATTACTAAGCAGCTAGTGCGAATGCTGAACGTGAGTTTGCATTTATTTGGTTGCCCGATTCAAGAGGTACAGGCTTCTCTGCTTGCTTCACTAGTTTTTCGAATGACCGTCGAATCCGATCATCCCCGTATTCAATTATAAGTTAATTATAGCGACTAATTAGTTATCTGCTACAAGACGACGCTTGATTGGATCAAACTTCTTCGGGTGCTTCTTGAATGCCTTCTGATTTGGACGATCAGTGCTTCCCTTAGTTGGTGCTGCTGGCTTTGCGCCACCTTTACCCTTTGCCATTGTCTTTCCTTCTTTCTTTTTTAGAGCTCAATGCCGCGATTAGTTGCTCGCCACACACTGGGTCCGTGGTTTGTTTCTACACCAATCTTAGTAGCTTCATCTTCATAAAGTCTAACGATATGGATGCATGGATCAGATTCTTCAAACTCTTCATCTTCTGCAACTGTAGTTGGAAGCCCGTCATGTGTGTGGCAAACCGCTGGACCACACCACCCATTTTCAATTCCCGTTCGAAGCCATTCTTCAAAATCCATAATCTCTCCTAAAAATTAAACCCTCCACTCACTATAGAGCAGAGGGTTTAATTTAGCAAATCTATTTACTGGTATGGCTCGTGATCTGCATCATCAAGACCATCGATCTTAACTTCTGCAACTTCAGGTTCACCAAGTCCATCAGCAGTCTTCTTTGGATCCTTGACATTAAATGCTGCATTCACTTCTTCCATGGTCAACTTACCGTCATCCATAAATGCACGTGCAAGACGCTCGATAACAGCAGCTACAGCACCAGCACCAGCCATAAGGGCAGATTGTGCAATGCTTACACCGACAAGCGATCCAGTACCAATTGTTGCTAACGCTGTAGCAACGAAAACCGCGATAATGCGGTATACGATGTCCAAAAACATCTTCATAGTGTTCTCCCGGGAGTAGAGGTAATTAAGGAAGTCCTCTCTCCCAAGGGACACTATTATTTTACATCAAATTGTGCTAGCTTAGTACGAATATTGTCGCGACGACGTAAGCGACGACGGGTATTAGAACGGTCAGCTTCGGTAGTACCACCCCAGATACCGTCAATATATGGCTGCTTCATAGCATAGGCATAGCAAGCCATCTTATAAGGGCACTTAGAGCATAGCTCTTTAGCCCCAGTTACATTGGCATATACGGCAGATATAAACTTCCCATTTTGGTCATAATTCTCACGCGGGAAAAAAATTTCAGGATCAGTCTGAGCGCACATAGGCACCCCAAGCTCCGAAAAATCTGGCATATCTGTATAAATGTCATCTAGCATCGGAGCTCTTTTCTAGTTCTAGTTATCCTTTTTTAGCATGAAATCCACTACCCTTAAAGGTGATTGGAGGTGCGCTAAATACTCTAATTAGTCTACCTTCACACCCTTCAGTAGCGCAAGTCTCTCTTGTAGGTTCACTATTAATTCCACGAATCTCAGAGAATTTATGATCCGGGTCTATGCTGCACTTATATTCGTAGGTCGGCAAGGTGTCTCCATAAAGCTGTTAGTATTGTCATGTAAATTCTACCAATAGGAAGAGCATCGGTGGTTACTACCTACGTCCTCGACACTAGCGTTCTGCTAGCAAACCCAAAATCAATTTTTTCATTCGAAAAGCACGAGGTAGTTTTACCACTAATCGTCCTAAAAGAGTTGGAAAATAAAAGAAATGACCCCGAACTCGGATATCCGGCTCGTCAAGCCCTTAGGTCTTTAGAAGAGCTAAGAGGCTCTAAAGGTGATCTCAAGCATGGTGTTGTAGTTAATGCTGATGGAGGCACCCTTCGAGTTGAGGTATATCCAGGTGATAGATCACTTCTTCCAGAAACTATTAAAGATGATCGCTCCCACGATACTGCAATTATTACAGTAGCTGCCTCTCTACGTGAAAGAGGTCAAGATGTAGTGCTAGTAAGCAAAGATCTACCAATGCGACTACTAGCATCTACAGCTGTAGACATTACTGCTGAAGATTACCGTGCAGATATTCTTCCAGACTCTGGCTATACCGGAGTTGTACAAGTAAATGTTGAAAAAGAAATACTTGATTCACTATACGAAAATAAAGTTTTACCAACCTCTAGAGTTAGTGATGAACTAAAAGACACCCCCGTCCACACTGGAGTGATTCTAAAGGCAGGTAGATCATCTGCTATTGCACGAATCACTGCCTCAGGTGGAGTAGAGCTAGTCCCCCAAGACCTAGAAGCATTTGGTGTCCGCGGCAGATCAGCTCAGCAGCGTATTGCCTTATCACAGCTACTTGATAACTCTATTGGTATTGTCTCGATGAGCGGTAGCGGTGGAACCGGTAAGAGCATGCTTGCCTTAGCTGCCGGACTAGAAGCAGTAATCGAGCAACGTACTCATAAGAAGATAGTTGTCTTCCGCCCACTCTTTGCTGTTGGTGGTCAGGAACTAGGATTCCTTCCGGGCTCTGAAGCGGAGAAGATGAACCCATGGGCAGCAGCAGTATTCGATGCCTTAAGTGCATTTGCATCTAAGAACGTCATCGAGGATGTAATTGATCGTGGAATCATCGAGGTGCTACCTCTAACCCATATTCGTGGTCGTACCTTCACCGATACCATCATAATTATTGACGAGGCTCAAAACCTGGAGCGTAACGTACTCCTCACCGCTCTGAGCCGTACTGGAGAGAATACTCGAGTATTCATCAGTAGCGATGTTGCCCAGCGTGACAACCTGCGTGTTGGTCGTCACGATGGAATCGCCTCTGTTGTTGAGAAGCTTAAGGGCGAAGAACTATTTGCCCACATCAAGCTAACTCGTTCAGAGCGAAGCCAGGTTGCCGAGATGGTTACTCGACTCCTTGACGAATAAAACCAAGCAAAAGAAAACCCCTCCTTCGGGAGGGGTTCTCTTTTTTTTCTAAAGACTAGAAGTCCCAGTCATCATCCGTAGTCGACTCGTGCTTACCGATTACGTAAGACGAACCCGAGCCGGAGAAGAAGTCGTGGTTCTCATCTGCACTAGGTGACAATGCCGAAAGAATTGCAGGGTTTACATCGCAGATTTCCTTAGGGAATAGAGGATCAAATCCCATGTTCATAAGGGCCTTGTTTGCGTTATAGTGCATGTATTTCTTTACATCTTCAGTTAGACCTAGGTCATCATAAAGATCAGCGGCATACTTGATCTCATTCTCATACAACTCCATGAGAAGTGAGTAGGTAAACTCCTTCAACTCTTCCTGACGCTCTGGAGTTTGCTCATTGAATGACTGCTGAAACTTGTAGCCAACATAGTAACCATGAACCGCTTCATCACGAATGATGAGACGGATTAGGTCAGCAGTGTTAGTCAACTTACCACGTGCAGACCAGTGCATTGGTAGGTAGAAACCTGAATAGAACAGGAACGACTCCAAGAAGACAGAAGCAATCTTACGCTTCAGTGGATCATCTCCACGGTAGCGAGTAAGAACAATCTCAGCCTTCTTCTGAAGGTAAGGGTTCTCTTCTGACCAACGGAATGCATCATCAATCTCTTGGGTAGAGATGAGGGTGCTAAATACCGATGAGTATGACTTAGCGTGTACTGCTTCCATAAATGCAATATTGCAGAACACAGCCTCTTCATGCATGGTACGAGCATCCGGGATTAGGTTAGTTGCACCAATCGTACCCTGCACGGTATCCAACATAGTTAGACCCGTGAGGACACGAACAGTTACAAGCTTCTCTTCCGGCTTGAGGGTTGCCCAGCTTGGCACGTCATTCGACATAGCAATACGCTCTGGAAGCCAGAAGTTTGCAGTCAAACGGTTCCAAACATCTAGGTCAACTGGATCTTCAATCTTGTTCCAGTTAATTGGACGAGTAATGTAATTCATTGTTTCCTCTCTTAAAGCATGCAGCTTACACACTCGTTGGCTTCGGTACCTTCGAGAGCAAGTTGACGAATGCGGATGTAGTAGATGGTCTTGATACCCTTGCGCCATGCGTAAATCTGTGCACGGTTGACATCACGAGTAGTTGCGGTGTCCTTGAAGAACAAGGTGAGTGAAAGACCCTGATCCACGTGCTGAGTGGCGGCGGCGTAGGTGTCGATGATCTTCTCAGGACCAACCTCATAGGCATCTTCATAATACTCGAGATTGTCGTCAGCAAGGAATGGAGCCGGGTAGTAAACGCGACCCAGCTTTCCTTCCTTACGAGTCTCAATCTTTGAAGCAATTGGGTGGATCGAAGAAGTTGAGTTATTGATGTATGAGATCGAACCGGTTGGTGGAACAGCCTGAAGGTTCTGGTTATAGATGCCGTAAGTCTGGATAGACTTCTTCAGCTTCTTCCAGTCGTCCTGAGTAGGGACGTGGATTCCAGAGTCAGCAAAAAGTTTCTCTACCTTTTCGGTTGCTGGCTTCCACTCCTGGTTTAGATATTTATCAAAGAACTCACCAGTCGAGTACTTGGACTCGTAGAATCCGTGGAATACCTCGTTACGCTCCTTCGCAATCTTGTTAGATGCCTTAAGAGCGTTAAATAGTACGGTGTAGAAGTAGATGTTCGTGAAGTCGATGCCCTCTTCCGAACCATAGTGGATGTGCTCGCGAGCAAGGTAGCCATGCAGGTTCATCTGACCAAGACCAATAGCGTGTGCACGCTTATTACCTTCAGCAATAGAAGGCACAGAATCGATGTAGCTAAGGTCAGATACAGCAGTTAGGGCACGCACTGAGGTCTCAATGGTCTGAGCAAAGTTCTTTCCATCCATAACCTTGGCAATATTCAGCGAACCGAGGTTACAGCTAATATCATTACCGATGAGCTTATAGCCTAGGTCTGCATTGTAGTACGAAGGGGTATTGACCTGCAGGATCTCGGAGCACAGGTTGCTCATGTTGATGCGGCCGGCGATCGGGTTGGCGTTATTCACGGTGTCCTCGTACATGATGTACGGGTAACCAGATTCGAACTGCAATTCTGCGATGCGCTCGAACAGAACTCGGGCCTTAATCTTGGTCTTCTTGATGCGTGGGTCGTCCACCATCTCCTGGTACTTCTCGGTTACGCTAATGTCACCAAAAGGAACACCATAAACCTGCTCTACATCATATGGCGAGAACAGGTACATATCTTCACCATTTTTAGCAAGTTCCAAAGTTACGTCTGGAACAACAACGCCAATCGAGAGAGTCTTAATACGGATCTTCTCGTCGGCATTCTCACGCTTGGTGTCGAGGAAGCGCAGGATGTCTGGGTGGTGTGCGTTCAGGTAAACCGCACCCGCACCCTGACGAGCGCCAAGCTGGTTTGCATACGAGAAAGCATCTTCCAGCATCTTCATTACTGGGATAATTCCTGAAGACTGGTTCTCAATCTTCTTAATCGGAGCACCGAGCTCACGCAGGTTGCTGAGATTTAGGGCTACACCACCACCACGCTTTGAAAGCTGAAGCGATGAGTTGATGCCACGAGAGATTGACTCCATGTTGTCTTCGATGCGAAGCAAGAAGCATGAGACATACTCTCCACGCTGCTTCTTACCGGAGTTTAGGAAGGTTGGGGTTGCCGGCTGGAAACGACCAGTGATGATCTCCTCAATCAGCTTATTAACCATGTCCTTATCGCCTTTGGCTAGAGTAAGGGCGTTCATTACAACACGGTCTTCAAAACGCTCTAAATAGCGCTCACCGTCAAAGGTCTTAAGAGCATAAGAGCTAAAGAACTTATAGGCACCCATGAATGCCTCAAAGCGGAACTTAAATGAATATGCATACTTGAAGGCATCTTTGATGAATTCTGGATCATACTGGTCCAAAATTTCCTTCTCATAGTATTCATTTTCAACCAGGTAGTGTAGCTTTTCCTCAATCGAGTGGAAGAACACAGTGTTCTGGTTTACGTGGTCTAGGAAGTAAGCACGTGCCGCTTCCTTATCGCGGTGGAGCTGGAGCTTACCATCGCCATCCCACAAATTGATCATTGCATTTAGTTCGTGGTAGCTGTATTTGTTTTCCATAGCAGCTCTAGCCTCTCTTTTACTTGTTCTACATCGTCTGGTGTGCCAGTTATTTCAACTTTATACAGCAAAGGCACTCCGGTTTTTGCTGAAATAATCTCCGCAGCCTTACAGAAGTGAGTACCGAAGTTGAAATCTCCAGTACCTATAACACCTCTAAGTAAAGCACGATTACTTTCTATATTCAAGAAATTAATCACCGATTTAGGAACAGTTCTATTGTCTGCTCCACCACCGTACGTAGGACTTACTATAACGTATTCACGTTCTACAGTCAAGGGGGATTTTTCATCCCAGCGCAGGGGTATCTGAATTAGGTTAAAACCTAATTTATTTACAAATCTTTTAGTATTCCCCGACACGTTTGAGAAATAAACGATGTCGTACATACGAGCTACTTCAGGGAGTTTAGTCGGTCAGGGAGGAAACCACTCCAATGCGCATCTCCGGCAACTACAACAGGAGCAGCTTGATAGCCAAGACCCTTCACATAATCAGCGGCATCAGAGTCAACGCTAAGGTCAATAGTAGTGAAATCAATGCCGTTATTTGTTAAATATCTCTTTGTTGTGTCGCACTGTACGCAAGAGGGGAGAGTATAAACGGTTACGGCCATTTTTGATTTTCTTTCAATAGGAGATGAGAAATCCTGACGTTTTTTGAGGACGCCAGGACCATTAGTTAATCCAGTATAGGACAAAAATCAACTACTGATTTTCGTCATTATTCAAGAATAGTGCATCCATAATCTCTTTGCAAGCTGAACAAATTCGGAGCTTATCCGGATTGCGGAATGGCACAAAAACCTTGCCACAGATGGCTTGAACAGGGGTACCTAAGACATATCCAGCAGTGGTCGAGACTTTCTCAGCATAGTGAGCAAAGACTTCGTTGCCTTCATCATCAAGCTGAATCTGATTTTCAGTCTCTACAATTTCTAAGGTAGATACGCTAGTCATTAGGGACCTCTAGGGGGTTTTTAAAAGCCATACACGTATTTTACCTCAAAATTAAAGTTTTATCCATGATGTAAAATAAGAATAGCCAAATCCTACTCTCCTGCGGAAGAAATATATGAGCACACCAGCTGGACTATACAATATGGTTGCTGACCAAGGCTCTACTTTTTCACGCACTATCCTATGGAGAGACCCTGCAAAAAAGCCTATCCTACTTAGAGGATACACAGCCCGCATGCAGGTGAGAAAAACAAGCGATAGCGATGTAATAATCCTTGACCTAACAACTGAAAATGGTGGGATCAGTTTAGGAGCTTCAAATGGAAACATTGAACTTTATGTTTCTGATGAAGATATGGCAACCATACCTGAAGATAAGTACGTTTACGATCTAGAGCTAGTTGCCCCAAACTCCGAGCTTTATGTATACAAACTGATTCAGGGAAATTTTGTAGTTAGAGCAGAGGTGACCAGATAATGGCTGGAGATGTAGCGAGTAGTGTCGCATCCGGTAAATATGTTCGCCAAATCATAGTCTCCGCCCCCGGACCCCAAGGTCCAGCTGGAACTAACGGTATTGCTGCCAGTGAAATTGTACCCCTAGTTTCTTATAGGCATCTACAAAGCACTCCGGCAACAATCTGGACTGTACTGCACAATTTAAACTTCTTTCCAAATGTGACTGTCTTTGACAGTGGGGAATCGCAGATAGAAGGAACAGTGACACATATCAATGAAACTCAACTAACCATATCTTTTTCAGAGGCAATTTCTGGAAAAGCTCATCTCTCATAAGGAAACATAATGTCACGTCAATTCCTAACGGGGCTCAATCTTAATAAGAATGAGCTGCTGAATGCCAGAATCCAAAACCTGGCTATTGCTCCTCAGTCACCTGTAGCTGGTCAAATCTATTACAACACTGGTGACAACACTCTTCGCTACTTCAATGGCACCTCTTGGCTAACCCTTGCTCAGGGTGGAAGCGTTTCAGATGCTATCAATGCAGCAATCACAGCTCTTGATCTAGCAAACACCTATGATGCTAAGGGTGCTGCAGCAGCGGCTCAGACTGCAGCTGAAGGATATGCAGATTCACTCGCAGGTAACTACGATGCAGTGGGCTCAGCGGCTTCTGCTGAAGCAGCTGCTAAATCATATGCCAATGGTCTTGCTGTCAACTATGACGTAGCTGGAGCAGCATCAGCTGCCCAAACTGCAGCTCAGAACTACGCTGATGGTCTAGCTGTAAACTACGATGCTGCAGGTTCTGCAAGCACCGTACAAGGACACCTAGATACCCACACTGGATCTTCCTCTGGAGTTCACGGAGTAACTGGTGATGTTGTTGGAACTTCTGATATTCAGAATCTTTCTAATAAGACCTTCACCGGGGATACCTACTTCCAATCAGCTGGTGGAGCAGGCGGGGCTAATAACTTTGTTAGCGTTGATAATAGTTCTGGAAAACTAACCGTACATTCAGGTTATGCAGTAGACATAACTACTCCCGGAACCGTAGACATTGTTTCCACTACTGGAAATATCGTTCTTAATGCTGATGGTACTGCCTATATTACAGCCGCGTCGGCAGGCAATGAGATCGCTTCTCACGGTTATGTAGGCGGTCTTATTGGTGATGCAACTGTTAATGGCTCAACTGGAAATACTGTTAAGGATCGCATTGACTCTGCAGTAGCAGGATTAGTCGCTGGTGCTCCGGATCTTCTTAACACTCTCAATGAACTTGCAGCAGCAATTGCTGATGACCCAAGCTTCGCAACCTCTGTTACCAATGCTATTGCTAATAAGGTTGCTAAGAATGGCGACACCATGACTGGTGACCTAACTCTTGCAAGCGATCCGACATCTAACTTAATGGCTGCAACCAAGCAGTATGTAGATAATACTGTATCTGGAGCTATCTCGGCTGCTGCTCCTACTACTAAGCACACCGAAGCAAATGCGGAACTAGTGCCGTCTAGTAATGTTGTTTCATGGACCGTGACTCACGGACTAGGTACCCGCAACGTACTAGTTCAGGTATTTGATGCCGTATCATATGATCAGGTTGAAGTAGATGTAGTTCGTACCAGCACTACTGTTGCAACTCTTTCATGGGTTTCAGCAGCTACTGTTGCAGCTGGTGCATATCAAGTTGTAGTAATCGGCTAATAAGCCTTTAAATAAAGAGGAAAAACTTTGTCAAGAAAGTTTTTAACGCCAGTAAACCTGCCACATGGGCCAGTTCTACCTGCGGCAGGTTTAACTGGCGACCTCTTTTTTCTAACTACAGACAAAAAGGTATATACCTTTGATGGCAGTTCCTGGTCTGCTTCTAGCGGGCCATCTGCAGCAATGTCAACCCTTACAGATGTTCAGGCACCCTCACCTGCAGGCGGAGATGTCCTTCTCTACGACCAAACCACTACCTCCTGGGTAAATATTAGTTTGATCAGCCTACTGTCCGATTTCGGGCTTATTTCTGCAGATGCTGGACTATACAACGTGTCTTCAGTAACTGGTACAATTGATGGTGGAACCTCTACCACTACTACCTACAACTTTACCTATGATGGTGGAAACGAAAGTAGCTTCTAATGGCAATTAAGATTCAGCTTAGACGCGGTACTGCCGCTAACTGGACCTCAACTAACCCTACCCTTTCTGATGGTGAAGTCGGCTTTGAGTCAGACTCTGGCAAGTTTAAAATTGGTCGAGCCGGCCTCGCTTGGGCTGATCTCGGATATGCAACCGATCTACCTAGTCAGGTTGATGCATTAATTGCTGACCTTGCAAATACAGTCTCAGCACACAGCAGCTCACACACTAACGTTCACGGCATCGCTGATACAAACGAACTAGAGACTAAGACTGGTGCTCAGAATAGGGTAGATGTTGGAGTTTCCACTGCAGAGTCATATACAGATTCAGAGCTATATGCCCACAACTCTTCAATTCTTAATATTCACGGTATTGCAAACACTGCTGCCCTCGAAACTAAGACTGGCGCTCAGACCAAGGCAGATACTGCTGAATCAGCAGCAAAGGCTTACGCTGACTCAGCCATCTCTGCGCTAGTAGATTCATCACCAAACCTACTAAATACCTTAAATGAACTGGCCGCAGCTCTTGGAGATGACCCTAACTTCTCCACTACTGTTGCTAATAACATTGCAACTAAGGCAACTCTTGTTGTAGACACTGCCGCCAACCTGACTTCTGCTAATGCAGTACCTGAGGCAAGCAGCTTCGTTCTAGAGTCAAATACCGGTAAGTTCAAGATCGGTAATGGTACCTCCCACTGGACTGCTCTTCCATATGCTGGAACAACCTCTACAGAGATTACCGATCTAACAGCTCAGCTAGAGAACTATGCCAACAATATGATGGCATATCACATGGCCCAAACCACCGAGGTCCATGGTATTGCTAATGTTGCCGACCTAGTTGTTTCATCAACTCTTTATGCACACACAAGCGATACTACAAATGTACATGGTATCGCTAATACTGCCGATCTAGCGATGCTCTCAGACATCGATACCCACAACCTAGACACCACAAACGTGCACGGTATCGCAAATACTGCAGCACTTGCAACTAAGTCAGACATCGACACCCACAACACTACGACTACCAACGTACATGGTATTGCTAATACTGCACTCCTTCTAACAACTGCCGACCAAACCACTATCAACAACTCGATAGCTCTCAAGGCAGACATTAACTCCCCGACTCTAACTGGAACTGTCGTTCTCCCTGCCACTACCTCAATTGGCAATGTGTCAGCGTCAGAGATTAGTTACGTAGATGGTGTTACCTCAGGTATTCAGGCTCAGCTTGATAGCAAGGCCCCGACTGCCAATGCCACATTTACCGGAACAACCTCCGGTATTACCAAAGCAATGGTTGGTTTATCTAATGTTGACAACACCTCAGATGCTAATAAGTCAATCTCTACAGCAACCCAATCTGCCCTAGATTTGAAGGCACCTACTTCAAACCCAACCTTTACCGGTACTGTAGTTCTACCAGCAGCAACCTCTATCGGAAACGTATCTGCAACCGAGCTAGGCTATGTAGATGGTGTTACTTCAAGCATTCAAGCTCAGCTTGATTCAAAGCTAAGCACAGCCTCTATTGCAGCAACTTACGCACCGATCGAGTCACCAACCTTCACAGGAACCGTTTCCGGTGTAACTAAGGCTATGGTAGGACTCGGCAACGTAGATAACACTTCGGATGCTGGCAAGCCTGTATCAACTGCTCAGCAGGCTGCACTTGACCTAAAGGCACCACTTGCCAACGCAACACTTACTGGAACTGTAGTTCTTCCTGCAACTACATCTATCGGTACAGTATCTGCCGCCGAGATCGGATATGTAGATGGAGTAACATCTTCAATCCAAACTCAGTTGGATTCTAAGGCACCTACTTCAAACCCAACCTTTACCGGTACCGTTTCCGGAATTACCAAGTCAATGGTTGGTCTTGCTAACGTAGATAATACATCGGATGCCAATAAGCCAGTATCTACTGCAACTCAGACTGCTTTGGATCTTAAGGCTAACCTAGCTAGCCCAACCTTCACTGGAACTCTTGTTGCCCCTACAGTTAATGCAACTGACCTAACTACTGCTAACCTAACGGTCACCGGAACCCAAACTATTGTAAATAGTACTAACCTTGCAGTAGCTGACTCACTTATCTACCTAGCTGACTCGCAGTATTCAGCTGATATTTTAGATATAGGTATTTATGGTGCCTACGGTAATGGTGGAACCAACAGCTCTAACCACCCACACACTGGTCTTGTCCGCGATGCCTCCGATGGAGTATGGAAGCTAGTATCTGGAGCAACCGAACCAACAGATAGCGTAGTCGACTTCACTGGAGTTACCTATGACACTCTAAAGATTGGTGCTCTGCAGGCAACATCTGCAACTATTGGAAATGTCTCAAACACCGAGCTCCAATATCTTGATGGCGTAACCTCGGCAGTCCAGACTCAGATTGATTCAAAGGCTCCAACGGCCAGTCCAACCTTTACAGGAACTGTAACCCTCCCAACTGGAACTGTTACTTCAGCAATGATCCTGGACGGGACCATTGTTAATGGCGATATTTCAGACTCAGCTGCTATCGCAGTTTCTAAGCTTGCAGCATCAACCATCTCAGGTATCACCCTAGGAAGTAACCTAAACACTCTTACCATCAACAGCGGCCTAACCGGAACTTCATACAACGGTTCAAGCGCTGTGACTATCGGTATTGATACTGCAGTGGTTGCAACCCTAACTGGAACTCAGACCCTCACCAACAAGACAATCAGCCTCGCTTCCGGTGGAGTTACATTCTCAGATGGGTCAGTTCAAACTGTTGCTGGCGTTCCTTCAATTACTACTATCTCGGGTAAGAGCGCTTCATACACCCTAAGCGCACTAACTGAGCGTGACACAATCATTGAAGTTGCTAATACATCAGCCACTACTCTAACTATTCCTCTGGACTCAACATTGAACTTCCCAGTAGGCACTACAATTGATATTATTCAGACTTCAACAGGTCAGGTAACAATTGCTGGTGCCGGTGGAGTTACCGTAAATGCTACTCCAGGTCTGAAGCTTCGCACTCAGTGGTCATCTGCTACACTACTAAAGCGTGCAGCAAACACCTGGTTGGTCTACGGAGACCTGTCAGCTTAATAGGAGAGAATTAAGAAATGGCAAAAAGAGCTGGTAGACACTCACAGTCACAGAATGACTTCCTACAGCCTAATGATGTAACAATCACAACTGCAACTAACGTTGGAACTAACCGACCATACCTTGCTGTAGCTACCGGAACTAATGGTCAGGGTGGTGCTGTAAACCTAGTATGGACCCTTCCAGCACTATCTCCAGCAGCAACAAGCTATGACATCACTTCAACCCCAGCAACTGTAACTAAGAATACAACTACACTACCTACTGGTGGTGCACCGTTTGTGTTTGAAGGTCTTGCTTCTGGAGTTTCATATACATTCTCTGTAGTTGCAAAGAATGCTGCTGGAAATTCTAATGCAGTAACATCATCTTCAGTTGCAGTTACTACTGTTCCTCAAGCTCCTCAGTCGCCAGCCCTAAGCTCGCCAAGTGCTGACTCTGACCGAATTGCTTGGACTGTAGGAGCAACTGGTGGTTCAGCTATTACTCAAACTACGCTGGTTCCATCGCTAGCCCCAAATACTCCTATCGTCATCGGAGTAGGGTCCCTAGCCAATAGCGGCACTCCTACTAGCGCTGTATACTACGATACCCCCGTTCCAGGTGGAACAAATGAGTACTTTAGCCTCTATGCCACTAACGCAAATGGTAACTCGGCTACTGTAACCACTAATACTATCTCTACTACACCACCGTTCTTCCCACCGTTCTTCCCACCGTTCTTCCCTCCTTACTTCCCATTCTTCCCACCGTTCTTCCCACCGTTCTTCCCACCGTTCTTCCCTCCTTACTTCCCATTCTTCCCACCGTTCTTCCCACCGTTCTTCCCTTACTTCCCATTCTTCCCACCGTTCTTCCCACCGTTCTTCCCACCGTTCTTCCCACCGTTCTTCCCACCTTCATTCCCACCACGCTTTGGAATCTTCTCTATTGATCCGAGTATGATGGAAGAGGAATCTGAAGTCGAAGAAGACGAAGAATAAAAAAAGATATAACCTAGAAGAGGGGCAGAGAAATCTGCTCCTCTTTTAGCATTCCCAGGAGAGATTGTGCCTATACACGCTGATACTAGTCCAAACATTAAATGGAAGCTTCCAGAAGGCAAGCCAGCTTTTTATCTAGAAAATGTATTTACTAAAGATATTTTGAATAAGGTAAAAACAACTATTGATGAACAAGCAAACTGGGGACCAGGTTCAGAAAATAAACCTAATGCAACTCCGTATCACAACATCCTCGGTAGATGGCATACAGAGGTAGACTTTCCACCAGAGGTCTGGGAGTACCTAGAGAATCTAGGAAAAGAACAATGGGGATTACCAGAACTTAGACTAAAAATAGTTTGGGTAGCCAGATACCAGCAATATAAGGGAATAACCCCATACATCTGGGAGCACATGGATCAACCAGCTACTCAATACACAGCGGATATTTGCGTGGAATCACATCGAGTTCCGAGCTGGGGGCTCTCAATTGATGGTGAGCGTTTCGAGGAGCAAAATAATAGCGGAATCTTTTTTATGGGCCAACAGCAGGTACATACTCGGCCTAGATATCCAGTAGACGATGAAGAAGCTTACGTAACAGTTCTTTTTGCTAATTATGCAACTAAAGACCACTGGATTTATGACATTGATTGCTACTCCGAAGAAGGAAATATCCAGTACGCAGAGGCTATGAAGAAGTATAAGCTCGATGGTGACATAAGATATTACGAGCATTCCGGGCATGGGCCATACTTTAACGACTTACCGGAAGGTAATAAGGAATGTCCTGGATGTCAGCAATGCACTGTTGTAGGTATAGACTTTATTAAGAATGTTGAAGGATATATACCTCTATGACAAAAATACTTGTCTCAATGATCGCCTATCGCGAGCGTCAACTAGCTGAGTCAGTTAGAGATTGCTATGAGAAGGCAGCTAAGCCAGGGAATCTAATATTCTCGATTGTATCGGAGCAAAGTAAGCCAGAGCTTCATGCAGACCTAAGTTTCATCCCTGAGGGTCAGCTAGTCTATAGAAAATACGATCTCTCAAAATATAGAGGGGTACTTTGGTCTAGGGATAAGACAACAGAAGTATCTGAAGAATATGACTATATTCTCTATACCTGCGGGCACAACTTATTTGCCGAAGGCTGGGACACTATAGTTCTAGAGGAATACGAAAAAGCAAAAGAAATAAATCCTAAAGCGCTACTCACGGTCTCTGGGCCAGAGTACGAGATGAATTCAGACTGGAGCATTAGCTATACTTCTAGAGCAGGACGAGTAAAAAATAGCTATAGACCATTCATAACTGAAGGATATATTCCAGGCCATAGTTTCCCGGGAACTCAGCTAGTTCCGGAGGATAGTTCGGTTCATGAAGACTACTACCTACAGCTCAGCTGGGTATTTGCACCTAAAGAGTTTGTAGATGAAGTCCCGCTAGACCCGGATATGTGTTATCACGGTGAAGAGATTTATGTAACCATCCAAGCATGGTGCCGCGGGTGGCGTTTCTATTCAACACCAAGAATCCTTTATTACCACAATACATACAAAGAGTACCCAGACGAGATCCACTCTAGAATGACTACCCACCGCCCGTGGTCAGATATGAATAAAGATGCTTTCTGGAAACAATCAGATGATTCAATGTTGAAACTAAATCTATTACTATCAGGGAGACTTACAGGCATATATGGAGACATCCCTAAAGAGTCCGTAGAAGAGTATTGCAAAATGTCAGGGATGGATCATAGAATTTGCGAATATAATCCAAACTATAACAACTTAGGTATACCTAGACACGCAGAAGATTTTAGACTTTTAGAGCCAATTATTTTAGAATAAGGTATAGACTGGATCTATGAATGATTGGTTCACTAAAGATAGATCAGAGACCTCATCTAATAGAATGCCAGATCGACAGTATGGTAACGTTACCGTACTAAATCCAGCTCTAGGTATAAATATCTATAGAGGCGCCTATACACCAGAGCAATGCGCAAAGTTTATTCAAACCCTCGAAAATAAGCTAGATGGGTCAGGACCCTACAAATGGCAGGGTGCCATGGTTACCAACTCAGCTGAGGCGGATGTTTCAGCTAGAAATGCCCTAGACTTTAAGTTTGGCTCGAAGGATTTAGGGCCTAGAACTCCTCAGAATGCCGAGCTTCTGGATATGCATGAAGAAATTTTTCAGAGCATGTATAGCTGCGTATCAGACTACGGGCGCTACTGGGGTGTAGGGATGCAGTCATTCGAGGCATTTAATTTTGTAAAGTATCCCGGTAAGGGTACCCACTTTAAGATTCACGCTGACCATGGTCCAACCTATGTCAGTACTGTATCTATCGTTATCTATTTGAATGATGACTATGAAGGCGGAGAGATTTATTTCCCTCGAATGGATGGCTTGAAGATTAAGCCTAAAGCAGGAGATATTGTAGTATTCCCGTCTATCTTTATCTATGAGCATGCCTCTGAAGATATGATCGACGGAACCAAGTACGCTATAGTCATCATGAGCGACTACAATGATCGTGATAATGTTAATCGTCGAGTACCACATGTAATTACGGAATATGAGTTGAAATACTAATGCAACCAGAGATAGTAAGTACCTCAGCGAAAATAGAAGAGCTAGGTAAGCAAGAGCAGAAGACAGTAGAAGAACGTCTAAAAGCTTGGTATAACATCGAAGAGAAAACCTGGACATCCTGCGAAGAGGTTGCCCCTGGGTCAGGAATTTGGGTATATCGAGATGTCCTACCAAAGGATATGAATATCATCGAGCGACTGGAAACAGTGCTAGCTGATCCAAGCAATAACTACTCATACGCCGAGGCTATGGTTGGCTATGCCATGCGAATGCCAGAATACCGTGATTGCGTAGATTTTAAATACAAAAAGTCAGACATTATCAACGATAAGTCAGAAGCTGGACTAGCACTACAAGAGTTGGCAGATGATGTCAACTATCGCCAACTCCAAGCTGTTAAGGACTATACCCGCCGATACAACGTAGGAGAGCTTCGATACTGGGAAGCAACTAACTACGTTCGTTATGGAGAAGGTCAGCACTTCCAGGAGCACCACGACCACGGCTACTCATACAACTGCGTAGTATCTCTAGTTAGCTTTCCTAATGATGACTATGAAGGTGGAGAATTGTTCTTCCGTCTACAGGGTGCAACCATTAAACCAAAGGCTGGAGAGACTTATATCTTCCCTTCAAACTTCATGTACCCGCATCGTGCAATGCCAGTAATCTCTGGTGTCAAATATTCGATGGTTACCATGCTTGACTTCTCAGAGAAGTTCCACAACCCTAAGTTCTACGAGGAGACTGGTAACTAGTGAAGACTATTACTGTAACCAAGGCTGGAAACAATGTAGCAAACATTGAACCATTAACCGCTAGACGAGACTGGATGGACGAGACTGCAGATAAGCACGCATATATGTGCTTCCCTGTAAGTCTGACTAATAAACTAGGCTGGGGAATATCGTTCCCTAAGGATATTCGCTTCATCTGGGATGGAATTACCGATACTACTGACACCCACATCAAAGTCCTCGAGGGGGAAGAGTATGTATACACTGGCCGCGGAAATGCGACTATTAGCTTCAGATCAGGTTTAGTGTTTAAAACTGATCAGAACACTACCCTTCTATCGATGCCTGTTCCAAATCAGTTCATTCGTGGTGCTCAATGCTATACAACCCTGATTAGTACTTCATTCTATATGCCAGAACTACCTCTGGGTTGGCGTCTAACGGAACCAAACATTGAAGTATTCATCCCGGCTGGAACTCCAGTTGCTGCAGTTCTCCCTATCTCTTTAGGAGCCTTAGAGGGCGACTATCAACTAGAGATTTCAGATAAATTCCTTGACCGTGCGTACTGGGAAGAAGTAACCAAGTACGGAGATGCTGCAGAAATCAAAAATGGTGTCGGGGACTGGTCAAAAATGTATCGAGATGCTTTGAACTACAAGGGTGAAGTCGTCGGAAAACACGAAACTAAATCGATTAAATTGAAGACCATTACATGCCCAGTGACAGGAGCCACGATTGAGCAACAAGATTAAATTTATTGCTAACCGCCCGTGGCTTAAAAAAGACAGTAAGTCAACACCTGAACCCACATCTAAAAACATTCCAGACTGGTATCGTAAAGCAGATCGGTTTGCCATCAATCCAATGACTAACGAGCCATGGGAGCACCCACAGCAAGGGAAGATCCCTACATGGAAGGCGTGCCCAGCAATCATGGATGTAATGATGACTGGATATGTCTATAAAACACCATGTGACCTAGAGTTCTATCTAGATTCAAATAATCAAATTGCAGTAAAAGTATTAGACCCTCAGAACCAAGATTTCTGCGGCCCCCGAGACCCACTACCTCAGTTTGTCCACCCCATGGGTTATCACGAGAAGCACTTTGCTTGGTGGGCTGACTGGGCCGTATCAGTTCCGGAGGGGTACAGCGTTCTGTACACTCACCCACTGAATCGGTATGATCTACCATTCCAGACAACTAATGGCGTGATTGACAATGATAAGGTGAATTTACCAGGAACCATGCCTTTCTTTATTAAGGAAGGTTGGACTGGAATTCTACCAGCTGGAACTCCTTATGCTCAGCTCATCCCTTTCAAGCGTGAGGACTGGGAGTCAGAGATCTCGGTTCCTGACTACAAGACTATGGTTAAGAGTAACCATGATAACTCAACCAAGTATCGAGTACGAGATGGTGGAGTATACAAGAACTCCGTCTGGACTAGAAGAATTTACGGATAACTAGGATATAACTATGCAGAATAACGAGTTCGAAAACTCCAATAACCAACACGCGATGAATGACCGAGTCTCTATAACTCCTTCAGGATTCTTTGGTAACTCCCCTGACAACATTGTTACTCTAGAAAACTTTATGACTGAAGAAGAGATTACTACTTTAGATACCTTCATTCGTAATAACGAATATTGGGACGTGACTGAAACTCACTACAATGACGATGGTACCGTAATCTATGACTCAGAGTACTGGAAGGATCGAGTAGCCACATACGATACGATCCGTAAAACTAGTGAAGAGATTCCTAAGATTATTGAAGGAATGGTAGCTCGCCTAAAGGTTGAGGTAGATAAGTACCTTCAGGTTGACGCAATCCCCACTAGCCCGGCTATGGTGCGCTGGCTTCCAGGTCAGTTGCAGATGCCCCATGCAGACAAAGAACTGCATGAAGAGCCTAACCGCGGTATCCCTAATGATTTCCCTTACTACGATATTGCTGGACTCTTTTATATCAATGATGACTACGAGGGTGGGGAGTTGTATTTCCCACTCCAAGGAATTCAGTTCAAGCCTAAGCGTGGAGCTGCATACTTCTTCCCTGGTGATATGAACTACATCCATGGAGTAACGAAGATCGAATCAGGCATTCGCTACACTTGCCCATTTTTCTGGACTATCGCCAAGCACACAGGTGAACGTCAACCTCAATGAATACTATAACTTACTACAAAGATGAGCCTATTTTAGATAGTAAGTTGGGTATTAAAACTAATCGACTAGTTAGAATATCTGATTTCCTGGATGAAAAAGAGCTGGATATCCTTATGGATATTTTAAAAAATGATGAACTTCCTTGGAGCGAGACATCATTCAATAAGTCCTATGGAATCTCTTTAGTAGATATGGAAAGTAACCTCGAGTCTAGAGGTCTTTCAAAGGATTACTTTTTAAACCTAAGTAAAAAGTTTAAATCAACTGTAGAAAGTATCTTTGAACACCCTGTACTAGATACCTATGTACAAGCCCAGCGGTGGTCAAAAGGTGGACAAGCTGACCCACACTCAGATAATTCAGACTACAAGGGCAATGTATCTGAGTTTAGTAAGTTGAAATATGTATCTATACTATATGCTAATTCTGACTACTCAGGCGGGGAGATCTACTTCCCAGATCATGGCCTAGAGATAAAACCGGAAAAGAATGACTTACTAGTTTTTCCCGGTGGTTTTGAAAATATTCACGGGGTGAAGGAAGTAACCTCAGGATTTAGATACACCATTATGGCCTTTTGGGACTTTTAATTACAAATAGATACTTAAGATAGGATTATATACATGTCAGAGAATAAAGAAATGCACCTAGCTGAGAAACTTCATGAAGAGGTTTTCCTATACGAGAACGTAATCGAGGACCCTCGTAAACTCATTAAGATGATTGAAGATCTTGATTCGGTCGAGGAAGTCTACTCTGTCATCCCTAAGTGGGGTAAGTGGCTATCAAATAGCAATGATGGTCACACTTTTGGTGGTAAAAAAGATTTTAATCCTGATCTGGTTGACCAACTTCCAGAGGAATATAAGGCAGATGTTCAGTACATTATTGATCAGATTCGCTCAGGTGTTAAGAAGGTAGCGGAAGCTTACTTTAGAGACCGAGAGTTCGATTATGAGCCAAATCTATCTCCTTTCGTAGGAATCATGAAGTATCGACCAGGCTGTGCAATGGGGGCCCACTTTGATGCCCAGGCTGGCGACCGTACTTTGAAGTACTCTATTGTTCTATATCTGAATGAAGACTACGAGGGTGGGGAAATCTCATTCATCATTCGAGACTATGATCTCCGCGACCCAAAGAATGACCTACTGAAGCCAGAAGAAGATATCGAGGATGCTAAGGATTCAGGTCTAATTGACTTCTGGCGTAAGCCAAAGGCTGGATCAGCATTGATCTTCCCGTCTACGCATCCCTACAAGCATCAGGTTCACATCATGAAGTCTGGAGATAAATACATGTTCCCTGGATTTGTATTCCACCCAGACTATGATCAACATGATGAAGAGTCTCGTAAGTTCTTTAACGCAGGATCCCAGTACGAGCCAATTGTAAACCCGTATTTAACACCAGAGGCATAACTGTGGGCATTGCCTATAAAGAGGTTTACAACAATATCCTATATTTCGAGAACGCAATTCCAAATATAGAATCAGTAGTCAATGACATTGAAAAGACTAATAGTATTGCATTAACCCCATGGCTGCCTTGGTATGCTAATTCAGAGGGGTCACATCGATATGGTGACTTAAAGAGTATGGTCAAAGATCTTTTAACTGAAGAATCAGACCTCACCACTAAGCAAGCAATCATCGGGATTTTTGGAACAATAGCCACTTCCATGGGGATATGCGCTATTGAATACGCCTTTAAATACGGAA